TCATAAAGAAAAAGTAGTGAGTACTTTCTCCCATCGGAGATTTCCTCACTACTAATCTTAGTATGTTTTTGTTAGTTAAGTAAATCAAGCCAATTATCCGGAAAACCTAGGTCAATTGGTTGAATCTTATCGCTATATCTATTCATAATCTCAACTAATTTAGCTCTATTTGTTTCCCAAGCTGGGGATTCTTCTAAGAGGTTTCTTAGCATCAAAACATGAACAAACAGTTTATTTGTATTGTGACGTTTTGTGTGGTGCTTTTCCCAGCGAGGTGTATTGATGAATGAAACTCCGTAAAGCCTCATGTTATGGGCAATTTTATTTCTTAGTATTCTTAGGTTATCAATCCAGCTATCCAAAGTACCAGGGGAGAGATTCAGCTCTTTGCTGATATTTTTCCTGTCTCTGCTAGGGATATTTTTATAGAGGTATTTGAGATTTCCAAGTGTCAGCAAATTGACAGCTACCCAGATTGGGAATTGTCCTCGGTACTTATTGATATGGTGCTTGACAAATAATACTTCACTATTATTAGCAATACTTTTTTGGAAATCGGTCATAAAACGTTGATGATCTTTTGCTGATTTCCAATAGTTGGCATCTGTATAGATTAGAGGGTCATCTTTGTGATGAACCGCGATATTGTATGCTATGCGTGTTTTTAGCATTTCCTCCGCTTCAGATATAAGAGACATCAAAATTGTTCTCATCTCACTGTCGAAGTAGTAGCGTGTTATAGCTAATTCTACGGATGTGCCAGGGTGATAGTGTCCCGTATCCTTATTTTTGAAAGGGAATAGATAGCCCGTAATTGTATAATAATTGACATTTTGTAGGGTTCGATAAGCTTTATGATAGTCTGGAATATCTAATCCTCGCTCTTTCAACTGACTTAGTTGTTCGTCAATTGTCTTGCCTTGTTTCATGGTTGCTCCTTATAAAACAAAAAAACGACTTAGCACTGGTACGCTGCAAGGTGCAAGCGTTGCTAAGTCTTAATCATAGTAATATGATAAAACATTAGCAAATATTTGTCAAACGAAAATGTTCCTAAAAAGATACTTTTCTATTTTAGATTGAATTCACCTCTCCCTATACACATCCACAACCTCTCCAATTGTTCGGAAGTCGGTGTCTGCTGTGATTGGGATATCTTTGTACTCTGGGTTCAGGCTGTGAAGATAGGCGCCTTGGTCTGTGATGCGGAGTTGTTTGATGTAGGCTTCTCCGTTATAGGCAAATACTCCGATGTCTCCATCTGATAGAGCCACAGATAGTTTGACGAATACATAATCGCCTGAGTGGTATTCTGGTTCCATGGAATCACCGTAGATAGGGACAACGAAGTCAGCGTTCACTTCAATAGGTAATTCGATAGTTTCGACCTTCACATCATTCAGATACTGTCCTGTACCAGCGGAAGCGGGTTGGTCGTAATAGTTGTATGTGAAGTAGACTGTTTGAGGTTCGTTTACTGTGTTCTTACTGTTTCCTACTGTATCTTGTTTATCTAGGAGCTCGCTAGAGTAGCGTAGTACGTTTTTCTGGTTGGGTTCGGTTAATTGTACCACCTTGTCCGAAATCTGCTCTATGAGGCTGTTAGGGGCTGTGGTGGGGGTGGTTTCTCCGAGGAGTTCAGATTTTTTTATATTGAAGATTTGAGCCATCTGCTCGATTTTATCCATTAAAGGTTTATTTCGTCCAACTTCCCAAGCAGAAATTGCAGTAGGAGCAACATCTAGCAATACAGCTAAATCTTTTTGGGTAAGTTTTTTACTTTTTCTATATTCTTTAATATTGTAAGCTAAAATGTCCATTTTTTAGCCTCCTCACACTGTTTTCTTAACTGTATTCTACACTTTAAGTGTAAAAATGTAAAGTTTTTTTGTTTTTTTGTAAAAAAGCATTGACAAGTACACTTCAAGTGTAGTATAATATAGTCAAGGTTAAGGAATTAGCCTAATAACACAGGAGGTACAGCCAATGGCTAAACACGAAAAAAAGCCTAAACGCAGAGAAATCGAATTTGACATTCAATTCTTCTGGTTTAGACTTCGAGTAAAATACTTAATCGAGTGGTAGCTTGATTAAGTAGGGGGGCAGGAGCCTCCCTCCCTCGTAAGGAGGGATAGGTATAGTGTACCACATTGGCTGTACTTCCCGCAAGGAGTATCTTATGAGTTGGAAAAAAATTCTCTTTGGTAGTTATGAAAAGACCTTTGTCAGTCAGGATGGCAGGGCAAAGACGACTATCTCTATCAAGGGTGGATTGTTGCTTAATCTGTTGGCACTAGTCGGGCTGGTTGGCTTGATTTGGTGGCTGATTGGTCTATTTACATAGAAAGGAGTGAAGGTTATTGCAATTAACTTTAAAAATGGCTCGTGCTAAGGTAGGACTTACTAAGAAACAAATGGCTTTGGAACTTGGTGTTACTCGTCCCACTTATGACGATTATGAAAATTACAATACCATAATGCGTATTGATGTGGCACAGCGTTTTTGCGACATCGTCGGTGTATCGATTGACGATGTTATTTTTCAAAAGAAAACTACACTTGAGGTGTAATTTTTTGGAAGTTTATATACACTTGAAGTGTAATCAAACAAATCAGCTCTGCTATTTCCCCAATGGTCAGTCTTTGGTCAAACTTTATACAATACTTGTATAAAAAGTTCTTGACTTCTTCAAGAACTTTAACTAACAGGTGGAAGGAGGGGTAACCATGACGTCTATACATGTGTCTTTGTCGGTTGAGATGAAGAAGCGGTTGGGGGTGGAGTGCCAGCGTCTGGGGCTGTCGATGGCGGCTTATGTGCGGTTGGTGCTGGCGGAGAAGTTGAGAGAGGAGTAGGGCGGTACAGCTCTGCTATTTACGGAAAGGAAATAACATGAACAAGAAAGGAACAACATGAAACCAGAATTAATTAAACATTTATTGCTAGGTTCGGAGTTTTTGGCTCAGAACTGCCTACATGACAAAATTATCATCACGGCAGAAGGTGTCCGTTTGGTGGAAACAAAAGAGTTCCACCCAGCGAGTGAAACTCTAGTAGATTAACTAATACGTGTATAGGTGTGCATTTTAGCTAAGCTATGAATATTAGAGCCGACAGAACCAATAAGTACAGTTTGGTATTCTGACTGGCTGACATTGTGATAATGGTAAATAGAACCATTATTAAATTCAACTTCCAAAGTGTTATTTTCCCAACCGACACTTCGGACATTGCTAGATGAAACGTATTGACGTTGCATACTCGTTATCCTCCTTTCATTCAGGATAAGTCAATTATAGCAAAAAGAAAGGACACAACATGCAGGAAATTTATAACTTTCACGGACAAGAAGTCCGAACAGTAACAATTGATAACGAACCCTATTTCGTTGGTAAGGACGTGGCAGAGATTTTAGCTTACAAAGAACCTAATAAAGCTATCACTCGGCACGTTGACGAAGAGGATAGGACGAAACATCCTATCCCAACAAACGGTGGCATTCAAGATAGCTATATCATCAACGAATCTGGTCTATACTCACTCATCTTATCTAGCAAATTGCCACAAGCAAAAGAATTTAAACGCTGGGTAACATCAGAAGTCCTGCCTGTCATCCGCAAGCACGGTATGTTTGTAACAGACGAGCTACTAGATAACCCTGATTTTGCGATTGCAACCTTGCAGAAGCTCAAAGAAGAGCGTGAGGAACGGAAACGACTAGAGGTTGTGAATACTCAATTGCAACTTGAACTACAAGAAGCTCAAAAGCAAGCACGTTATCTTGACCTTATCATCGAGAGCAAAGGCGCTTTACGAGTGACTCAAATCGCAGCAGACTACGGCATGTCAGCTAATAAGTTTAATAAGACATTGGCAGAGCTTGGTGTACAGCACAAAGTTAATGGTCAATGGATTTTATACAAAAAGCATATGGGTAAAGGTTATACAGACAGCCACACGTTTGATTATCAAGATAAAAACGGTCATACACGAGCTAATGTGACAACGACTTGGACACAAAAAGGACGTTTGTTCTTGTACGAGTTGTTGAAAGATAACGGCATTTTGCCACTAATCGAGCAAGATGATGTTGCGTAGAAGGGAGCAACTATGAGACCAAAACGGTATCCGTATAGACGAAAGATAAAAGAACCTGCTATGAAGCAAGTTCTAAATGCTAAGGATGGTTTAGTATCTATACTTTTGGGTAAAAAACTTATTCAGTTTCAAAAGTAAAAACTTGTTTGCCGTTTTCTGTAATTAGAATTGGTTTACGATTTGACCATAACTCTCTTGTTTCAGAGTTTGAGAGCACTATTAAACCATTCTTACAAGGAGACGAAAAAAGCCCTTGAAAAAGTCAGGAGCTTACCAAAATATCTACTTCAATTATAACACACGAAAGCGAGGTTTGGCAATGGACCCGATGGAACAATTAAACAGTCTGATGAGTACCCTAGCGATTCAACTTGCTGAAAAGACGCTAGAACAACTAGAGGAAAGTAAAGAGCATGAATGGATTAACCAACAGGAACTGATGAGACGTGAGGGTATCTCATGGCAGAAAGTTCGTGAGTGGGAAGACAATGGTCTACAGGCTTTTAGAAAAGGAAAAGATAAAGAATATTGCGTTGCCGACATCAGTCGGTATAAACACTTGATGAAAGAATGAGCGCTGGGGAGTGCTTGGAGGGAATTATGACAGAAGCAATTTTAACATTGGGAATCTTCGCTGTGCCGATTTTGACGGCGGCAGTAGTGGAGCAACGGAAGGCTGAGAAAAAGCGGATGTGTGAAGAATTTGAAGAAATTCGGCGCAGAGACTACCTGTACGGCTTTAAAGCAGGCATGGGGTATCAGAGTACCTGTGACATTGAAAAAGCTCGTAATGGGCTAAAACAGAACGCTCAGCAAGTGGATAAGGAGTGGAAAAGATATGCAGAAATGGTTGGATAAACTTTTCAAACAAGAAAAACCTGCTATTCCACGTCCGCTTTACACACTAGAGCAGGAAAACCAACTATTACATGACATGGCCCGTGAAATCGCTGAACAACGGAATGAATATCGTATCGAGAATCAGCGGTTAAAGGATGAGAATGCTATGTTGAGAAGAATAATTGAAAGGTATGAAAATGGAAGTAAAGAAAGAAGCTAAGACAACTTATCATCATGTACGTTGTAGCAAGGAAGCCTACGACCAAATCGTAGAAATTGCTAACGAATGTGATTTGACTATCGCAACAGTATCGACATCGTTGTTGCTGTATGCATTGAACCACGCTGAGGTTATCAGCACAGAAAAAGTCGTCAAAGAAAGTCGATTAATAATTGGAGGAAATTATGACAGTAACAATTAACAGACTTGAAATTGAAAATGTCAAGCGTATCAAAGCGGTCAAAATTGAGCCGTCTGCAACAGGTCTGACTATTGTGGGTGGCAACAATAATCAAGGTAAGACAAGTGTGCTAGATGCAATTGCTTGGGCTCTGGGTGGCAATAAGTACAAACCTAGCCAAGCCCAGAGAGAAGGCTCGCAAGTTCCACCAACACTTAAAATCGTGATGTCTAATGGCTTGATTGTTGAGCGTAAGGGTAAAAATGCCAGTCTAAAAGTTATTGACCCTAATGGTCAGAAAGGCGGTCAGCAGTTGCTAGATAGCTTTGTGGAAGAGCTCGCTATCAATTTGCCTAAGTTTATGGATAGTACACCAAAAGAGAAAGCTGAAACGCTTTTGCAGATTATTGGTGTTGGCAACCAACTGGCAGAGCTGGAGTTGAAAGAGAAGGAGCTCTACAACAATCGTCATGCTATCGGTGTGATTGCTGATCAGAAGGAGAAATTTGCTAAAGAGCAAGAATACTATCCAGATGCACCGAAAGAGCTTATCAGCATTGCAGAACTTATCCAGCAACAGCAAGCAATCTTAGCCAAGAATGGTGAGAATGCCCGTAAACGTCAAAATGTAGCTACTATCAAAATGCAATATGAAAATGCAGAGTATACTGTAGACCGTTTGAAACAGGAGCTGGCTAAAGCGATTGATGAGCGGGACAAGCATAAGCAAGACTTAGCTATCGCTCAAAAAGATGCCATGGATTTATATGATGAAGATACTAAAGAAATTGAAGCGAGTATTGCAGCTAATGACGAAATTAATCGACAAGTACGTGCGAATCTGGACAAAGATAAGGCGGAAGAAGATGCCAAGGAAATTCGTCAGCAGTACAATGCCTTGTCGGTTGAAATCGAAGATGTTCGCAAGCAAAAACGTGACCTACTGACCAACGCAGACTTGCCGTTGGAAGGTCTGTCAGTTGATGACGGTGAATTGCTATATCTTGGTCAACGCTGGGATAACATGAGCGGTAGCCAACAACTGCAAGTAGCGACTGCGATTGTACGTAAACTCAAACCAGAATGTGGCTTTGTGCTCATCGACAAGTTGGAGCAAATGGACCAAGTCACGCTGAAGGAATTTGGTGAATGGCTGAAACGTGAGGGTTTGCAGGCTATCGCGACACGAGTATCGACTGGAGATGAGTGTTCGATAATAATCACCGATGGATATTCCGAAGAAAATCCAAACCATGAATCTCATAAAAATACAACTACCAGACCTTCTTGGGAAGGTGGATTTTAATGGGACAATTTATTGATATTACAGGGCATAGATTCGGTGAATTAACTGTAGTAGAGCGGTCTCAATATACAGGGAGAGAAGTGTTTTGGAAATATCGGTGCGATTGTGGCAGAGAAATCATTACTAGAGGGTCATCTCTTAGGAATGGTTCATCAACAACCTGTGGTTGTTCTAGAGTAAGACACGCAAAAACAGGTAATGCAAAGCGTACTCATGGTTTTACTGGAGAGCGACTGTACAGAGTATGGATGGGCATGAAACAAAGGTGCTATCTAAAAACACATAATCGGTATGCGAATTATGGTGGAAGAGGTATCACAGTTTGCGCGGAATGGAAAGATTATTTGAACTTTAGAAAATGGGCGTTTGCTAATGGATATGATCCAAATGCTCCGAGAGGGAGTTGTACTATCGATCGTATAGATATTGATGGAAATTACGAACCGTCAAATTGCAGATGAGTAGACTCAAAAATTCAAGCGAAAAATAGGAGGTAAAAAATGCAAATCACAAAAGGTAAACAGGCACGGGCCCAACGTGTTGTCATCTATGGTCCGGAGGGGATTGGCAAGTCTAGTCTAGCGGCTCAATTTCCCAATCCGCTCTTTATTGACACAGAAGGCTCTACGGATAACATGGATGTGGCACGGGCTGACAAGCCGACAAGTTGGACTATGCTTATGAATCACATCGCATTTGTCAAGGCTAATCCGACAATCTGTCAGACCTTGGTCATTGACACGATTGACTGGGCAGAAGCCTTGGCGCTGCAATACATCTGTGCTCAACACAACAAGAGTGGTATCGAAGACTTTGGCTGGGGTAGTGGCTACACCTATCTCATCGAAGAGATTGGACGGCTCTTGGACAGACTGCAGGAGCTTGTCGAGCTCGGTATCAATGTAGTATTGACTGCTCATGCCCAAGTCAAGAAATTTACCAAGCCAGACGAATTAGGCGGTTATGACCGTTACGAGCTCAAATTGAGCAACAAGAAGACGGAAACCAACGTATCTGCCAAAGTCAAGGAATGGGCGGATATGGTTCTGTTCCTCAACTACAAGACCTACATCATCACAGATGACAAAACCAAGAAGCAGAAGGCACAAGGTGGTCAGCGTGTCATGCAAACCACTCATTCACCGAGCTGGGATGCCAAGAACCGTCATAACTTGCCGGAAGAATTGCCTATGGACTTTGCTGGTATTGCGCACATCTTTTCGACACAAATGCAAGCACAGCCAGCTCTAGTACAAGAACAACCCGCACATGAACCCGCACACGCAGTTCAAGAACAGGTCCAAGAATCGGTACCTACACAATCAACTCAGCCAGCACCGACATCGGACATCAGTCCGCTAATCCCGCAAAGTCTACGTGATTTGATGATTGGTAGTAAGGTCACGCAGGACGAGGTCTTGCAAGCTACCTATGTCAACGGTATCTATCCGCTGGGGACACAGGTTGAAGCGATTGATGCAGGCTATTGGGAATACATGGTAACTGTCTGGGATAAGGTGCTGAATGTTATCAACACCAAGGTACGGACTAATCCAGAAATGCCCTTTACAGTCGAAGGTAATTAGATTCAGACCATTTTGGGTCTTAGAAATGATAGCGAGGTTAAAGCTAAATGGATAAAACAATTAAATTGGACTTATCTGCTCTCGGTGAGGGCGGATTGCAGGAAAAGGTTGACAAGGAATTGGAGAAGGTTTTTGACAATATCCTTGATCCAAATACTGATAGCAAGGTTGCTCGTAAGCTAGTCATCACGCTAACCATGAAAGCTGATGATAGTCGCGAAGTAGTCAGCACAAGCATGGATGTTAAATCCACGCTTGCACCACAGACTGGCGTTGCGACTACAGTGCTTGTCGGCAAGAAAGACGGCAAGACTTATGCCAATGAGCTTAAGAGCAACATGCCGGGTCAAATGTATTTTGACGATAAGGCACAGCTTCGTACAGACATTGGCCAACCTGTAGAAGAAATCGAAAAAGGTATCAATGAAGATGTGATTGATTTTAACAAGAAGAAAGTAGGTAATTAAGATGACAGAAAATATTAAAGATGCGTTGGAATATGCAGTTGAGTTAGCAAACAAAGAAGAAAAGATTATTGCAGCAAGAAATGGCAAGCTCTACTATGACGGAAACATCCATTCATTGCGTGAGTTAGATGCCAGACCAATTCCGCCTCGGCTTTATCTCAATACATTAGACAGTCTTGTAGATTATCTGAAGACCGATTTGGATCAGCTAGGAAACAAGCGCGTGTTGGTTATTGTTGAAAGTCCAAAAGAAGTAACTGTCTACGAAGAGCTAGACAAGGAAGCTAATCGAGCAACGTTGGTCACAGTCGAATCAATGACACCAGATATTCGTTTTGGCCAGTATGAAGAAGCATCTGACTTTAACATCATGTTACAGTCTCGATTTGTAGATGCAGAAGACCGTGGCACAGTGCTTGAATTTGCCAGTGCATTGAAAATCGATAATGGTACAGAAATTGTCGATAACGGTGTAAGTCAAACCGCAACTATCAAGACGGGTGTAGCTAGCCTTGGTCAAGCCAAAGCGCCAAACCCTGTCACTTTGCGACCATATCGGACATTTGCTGAAGTGGAACAACCTGCTAGCCAGTTCATCTACCGTATCAACAAAGCAGGTTACATGGCCTTGTTTGAAGCTGATGGTGGCAAGTGGAAACTGGATGCCATCAACAACATTGCCGACTACTTGAAGTCCAAGTTAGGCGAACAAGACAACATCACAATTTTAGCTTAATCAAAGGAGAATATCAGAATGACACAACAATACAATCAACCAGAACGTGAACTTGGATGGGAAGATGAGATTACCCAAGATGGTGGCGGGTTCGTCACGCTTACTCCAGGTGACTATCAATTTACTGTAACAGGCATCGAACGAACACGTCACACGCCTAATCCTCAAAATCCAGGGAAGTTACCGGCATGTAACAAGGCAGTCGTCTCTATTGAAATCGAAACTGCTGAAGGTACGGCTCAATTGAAGCACAATCTATTCCTTCATACCTCTACAGAAGGGATGTTGTCAGCATTCTTCGGGGCGATTGGCCAGAAGAAGCACGGTGAGCCATCGCGCATGAACTGGAACGTTGTTGGTGCTAAAGGTGTTTGTAGCGTTAACAAACGCAAAGGTACTGGTAAATATGCCGACCAGGAATTTGACAATGTTAAATCTATGATCTATGCAGATGATGTTGATTGGTCTAAGGTATTGAACGCTGCTCAGCCACAACAGCCTACTTATCAACAACCGCAAGCGCAATATCAACAACCAACACAGCCGACACAACCCGCTCAAGGTGGCTTTGCCGGATTTTAGGGGGGATAGATGCAACTACGAGATTATCAAGAGGAGGCTCGTGGTGCAGTTCAGCAGGAATGGCAGTCGGGTCGCAAGCGGACATTATTAGTTCTGCCGACAGGATGTGGCAAAACGATTGTCTTTTCCAAAATCATTGAAGACCGTGTGCGAATGGGCGAGCGTGTGCTCGTCCTTGCTCATAGGTCAGAATTGCTGGAACAAGCCTCTGATAAATTAATGACTGCTACTGGGCTGGGCACAGCCTTAGAAAAAGCAGAAAGTACCTCTATCGGCTCATGGTTTCGGGTTGTGGTCGGGTCAGTACAGACCCTACAACGTGAGAAGCGATTGAGTCAATTTCCGCCGAATTATTTTGACACCATTATCATCGATGAAGCCCACCATGCTATCTCAGACGGATACCAACGTGTCTTACAACACTTTGACGACAGCAATGTTCTTGGTGTGACTGCTACACCAGACCGAGGCGATAAGCGAAATCTAGGGCAATATTTCGACAGTCTGGCCTATGAGTATTCCTTGGTGCAGGCTATCAAATCCGGCTATCTATCCAAGATTACTGCCGTGACAATTCCCTTAACCTTGGACCTGTCCAGTGTAGCAATGCAGTCGGGAGATTTCAAGGCGAGCGACCTTGGGACTGCGCTAGACCCATATCTTGAACAGATAGCTGACGAGATGGTCAAGCAATGTGCGGACTGTAAGACTGTAGTGTTTCTGCCCTTGGTTAAGACATCGCAAAAGTTTCGTGACATCTTAAATGCTAAAGGTTTTCGAGCTGCCGAAGTCAACGGAGAATCTAAGGACCGTGCAGAAGTCTTGGAAGACTTTGATAAGGACAAGTACAACGTACTGTGTAATTCTATGCTCTTGACAGAAGGTTGGGATTGCCCGTCAGTTGATTGTGTAGTCGTGCTTAGACCGACTAAGGTTCGAGCCTTGTATAGCCAAATGGTGGGGCGTGGTACTCGCTTATTCCCAGGGAAAGAAAATCTATTACTACTTGACTTCCTGTGGCACACAGAGAGGCACGAACTTTGCCGTCCTGCTCATCTCATCGCAGGCACAGAAGAAGTAGCCAAGAAGATGGTTGAGAACATGGAAGAAGAAGCTGGAGCCCTCTTTGACATCGAGGAGCTAGAAGTCAAATCTGCAGAAGATGTTGTGGCTCAGCGTGAAGAAGCACTAGCTAAACAGCTGGAGGAAATGAGAAAACGCAAGCGGAAGCTAGTGGATCCGTTGCAATTTGAGATGTCCATCCATGCAGAAGATTTGGTGGACTATGTACTGGAATTTGGTTGGGAGCAGTCACCAGTATCTGATAAGCAGAAGCAGGCTTTGGAAAAATTTGGCATCTTTACAGATGAGATTGGGAATGCTGGTAAAGCAGCTAAATTACTTGACCGATTAGCTAAACGTCGCGATGAAGGATTGACTACACCGAAGCAGATCAGACTGTTGGAACGCTATGGTTTCCGCAATGTTGGGATGTGGCAATTTGACCAAGCTAGGTCCATGATTGACCGGATAGCAGCAGCTGGATGGAGATGCCCTGCTGGCGTTAGTCCGAGAGAATATCAACCAGGATAGGAGAATAAATGACAGAAAGAGATTTTGACCTCATCCCATTGCTTGATTACATTAACCCAACCACTCTGTCATATCAAGACTGGGTTAATGTAGGGATGGCTCTCAAGCAAGAGGGCTACACAGCAATGGATTGGGATGTGTGGTCGCAAAAAGACCCAGTTAGATATAAACGAGGGGAGTGTTTCAAGAAGTGGGATACATTCCAAGGTGGTAGTCTTGGCGCAGTAACCGGGGCAACTATCACACAGATGGCCAAAGACAATGGCTGGGTGTCTGAATTTAAAATGACCGATGATGCCCATGAATTGGGGTGGAATGACACAATCGACCGTGATTATAAGATTGTTGACAAGAACTGGGTGGAATCAAAAGAGATTCGTGAGCCTCTCAACTGGGCACCAGTTCAAGAATTGATTACTTACTTGGAAACAATCTTCAATAGCACAGATTATGTTGGTTATGTCACGCAGACTTATAGGATTGATACCGATAATGGCCCTGTATACAAGCCTACGCAAGGTGCATTTGATAGGACAGCTGGGGAATTGATTCAACTTTTGCAGGATTGCAATGGTGACATCGGAGCGGTCTTCGGCGATTACAAGGAAGAGGCTGGGGCTTGGATTCGCTTCAATCCATTGGACAGCAAGGGTGTTAAGAATGACAACGTGACTGACTTCCGCTATGCCTTGGTCGAATCCGACAGCATGGAGTTAGGTAAGCAGTACGCTCTGTTTAAAGAGCTGGAATTACCGATTGCAGCATTAGTACATAGTGGGAAGAAGTCTCTGCATGCTATCGTCAAGGTAGATGCTAGAGATTACCAAGAATACCGGAAGCGTGTGGACTACATTTACCAAATCTGTAAGAAGAACGGGCTGGACATTGACACCCAAAACCGTAACCCTAGCCGATTATCTCGGATGCCTGGTATCATGCGAAACGGCAAGAAGCAGTTTTTGATTGATACTAATATCGGTAAGACCAACTACGAAGAATGGTACCAATGGATTGAGGATTTGAACGATGACCTGCCAGATCCGGAAGGGCTTGCAGACTCTTGGGAGAATATGCCAGAGTTAGCACCAAAACTCATCAAAGGCGTGCTCAGACAGGGGCACAAGCTACTCATGGCAGGTCCGTCTAAGGCTGGAAAGTCATTTGCCTTGATTGAGCTCTCAATTGCGATCGCAGAGGGGATCAAGTGGCTAGGCTGGGAATGCACCAAAGGTAAGGTCCTCTATGTCAATCTGGAGCTGGACAGACCATCAGCCTTGCATCGCTTTAAGGATGTCTATACGGCTATGGATGTGCCAGCTAACAATATCCAAAACATTGACATCTGGAACTTACGTGGTAAGACCGTTCCAATGGACAAACTAGCACCAAAACTCATCCGTAGGGCCTTGAAAAAGGACTATATCGCGGTCATCATTGACCCGATTTACAAGGTCTTAACGGGAGATGAAAACAGTGCAGACCAAATGGCTCACTTTACCAATCAATTTGACAAGGTAGCGACCGAGCTTGGTTGTAGCGTGATTTACTGCCACCACCACTCAAAAGGCAGTCAAGGTGGTAAGAAGTCCATGGACCGTGCCAGTGGCTCAGGAGTATTCGCTCGTGATCCAGATGCACTGATTGACTTGGTGGAGCTAGAACTGACAGATGACTTGATTAAGATGAGGTCTGACAAAGCTAGCTGCGCTATCTATCAAAGAGCTCTGCAGGAGCGAGCTTTGGACTACTACCAACAGTATGTCAGCTTGGATGATTTGGAAAGTAGAGCGCAAATGCGGGATCACTTTGAAAGAGCAATCAAGGATGTATTGGTCCGCAAGGTCTATACAGACGAGATTGCCAAGGTGGTACACGCTGTGGAAATTTCTACCGCTTGGCGTGTGGAAGGTACGCTGCGTGAGTTTGCCAAATTTAAGCCAGTCAATATGTGGTTTAGCTATCCAGTGCATAGCGTGGACACATCTGGAGTGCTGGCTGATATTCAACTAGATGATACTAATTCAAAAGGCTCTCCCTGGAAGAAGAATTTTGAAAAGAAAGAAACTAAAGAGGATAAAGCCAAAAAAGTCGAAACTGCAATTAGTGTCTTAAATGATGGAATTGAGCCTGTTACTCTCGAAGGTTTGGTGGATTATTTCTCTACCGAAGAGAAGCCAGTGAGCGAAAAAACAGTCCGCAGATGGATAAAAAACAATGGGAAATTTGACATTGTAAATAAGGAAATCGTACCAAAAAACTCAAATATTGATGAATAGGGACAGGGACATATCGAAGGACACATCGAAAGACATATCGAAGGACATTATTCGATATGTCCCTAGGGACACATGGACATTTTTTCGATATGACCCTGTGTCCCTGAAGAGTTAAAAACGAGGGACATTTCGATTAATTATTCGATATGTCCGAGGGACAAACTGAGGGACAGAAATTATACCTTTTAGGTAATAATTTTAGAGAAATGTCCCTAGAGGTCCAGAAGAACAGGTACAGGAACAAGGGGGCTATGCATCCGCCCCTTGTAACCCTGTAACCCTGTCCTTCACTCTGGACTTAAAGCGAAAAAATAAAAAATATGCAAAGGTAAAATAAATATGGTTAAAAAAAAGAAAAAGTATTCTGTTAATTTAGATGCAGGAAAAAATATGCCACCGCTCTATCACACATTGCCTGGACAAGAATTTGATTATAAGAAATCAGAAGTTCTTAACTGGATTGCCCAGCAACCTGAAATGCTAAATTTTGTCAGAGACCAACTCAATTCGGCTGGCTATATCGTCTACAATCCAGATACTGGTCAATGGTGCGGGGTGGATTATGGTGCTTGAATTTTTCCTACCGATGAAAAAAATACCGACTGTGACACATCAGCAAAAACAGGTCCGAGTGGTCAACGGTAAGCCACAATTTTACGAGCCAGAAAAATTAGCAGATGCCAGGGCTAAGTACGAAGCTTTATTGGCAAGGCACGTTCCTCCAGATAAGCTGCAGGGTCCAATTCGTCTGACAGTCAAATGGTTATTTCCTCGAACAAAGAAATCGAAACACGGCCAGTATAAGACGACGAAGCCAGACACAGATAATCTGCAGAAGTTGTTAAAGGATTGCCTGACTGCCGTTGGATTTTGGGAAGATGATGCCCAAGTGGCCAGCGAGATTGTTGAGAAGTTTTGGTCTGATCAAGTCGGTATCTATATCAAAGTAGAGGTGCTGGATGAATTACATTGAATTTTTTGAAAAAGAAGTACCTGCATGGATGCGAGCCAGTAACCAGAAGATGCAAGAGGTTGGGTTCAACACGCAGGCATACTGGAACTGGGTTGTGGTATCTATGGCGGAAATCAGTAAGAAGTACAACAATGACAGACTGGTCATGAATCAGTTTGAAATGATTTTTGATTGGCTAGAGGAGAAAGCAAATGGAAAGGTTTGAAAAAGTATTAAATCCGTTAGTCATCTTGCTTGGAGTGATAATTGTACTTATCGTTAAACTGGAACAATCTAAACAAGAAATTATGAAACTGGAATCCCGAGAACCAATCATCATCTACCAAGTCGATAACGCTGGTACAGAAATGTTTGGCAAGGTCACGGCTAAGGATGTGCTTGACGGACACTACTATGTCGAGGTCAAACCTTACGGAAAGTTCCTTGTTACTGAGGAGCAGTACGAGGAAATCGAAATCGGGCAGGAGATGCCTGAGTATTTGAAAGGATGGAAACAATGAAATTTTTTGACCTATTTGCTGGCATTGGTGGTTTCCGTCTTGGCATGGAGCGTGCCGGCAACTCAGTCACGGTTAATGTGATTGAGTCGATAGCGAGGAGATTGGAGGAAACAGATGAATAAACAGGAATTCGAAAAACAAGCAGAAGCGTTATATACAGATGTCAGAAGTTTTTTGGATAACACTTTTGAACTAATTGACCAAATCCACGAACCGCAGAAGGTTGTGGTGCCGAAGTTCGTGGCATTACGTATTGAAAAATACAAAGATTCTAATAAATCTTTGTATCAATTACTTGATTTATCAGATGACAAAGAGTTCAATGACTGGTTTCTCCCAAATGGGGAAGTGGATGCAAGCAGATGTGACGTACTAGCCCGTGCCTGGCTGGACGGCTACGAGATTGAGCAGGAGAAGTTGTATACGGTTGTGTTTCCAACAGGTCAACGGCTGTACAAAAATCATCCAAATGGAAGCAGCAAAGTAGCAATTGTAATCAAGTTTGCTCACCACGCAGAAAAAGATGGACATTTTACAAAAAAGGAGTTAGAAGAAACTGGCTTTTGTTGGGTGTTTGATTGTAGCGGTGTGAAGGTCGTGAAGGTGGAGTGATGAAAAATAAATTTATAAAAACAACTTACATAGTAGGCGGTAACGAGTGGGATTTAATCGTAAATGTAAACGAAATCGCTAGGCTTTCATATGGTTTTAACCAACTAGAATTTAGAACTCCCTTTCCAAATGGTTCAAACTGTGTCACTGTTACTCAGGAAGAATTCGATAGGCTAGAAAAACTTTTGTTGGAGGAGGAATAATGGCAAGTAAATATGTGAGATTGCATATCATGAAGCACGCTTTGGAACATTATATCAAGCGTGAAGGAGCTTCGGAGAAGGACATTAGACAGGAGAAAAAGGTACTGGATGATGTTGTTGAAGAACTTGAAAATTTTAAAGACTTTATCAATTCTGAGTGCTCAGGAGGTTGTTAGAGGTAATTCAAGGCCTCCCGACTGTCGCAGGTCGGTTGGTCATTCTGCCAAAAAATAAAAAAGAAGGAGGACTCCTTTGTAGTTAAAGTCACATTATGGGCCAATGGCAGTACGGTCAGCCACAAATAAATTAAATAGAAAGTAATTGCAAATGGTATCAGAGTCCAACTCCCTATTGTGGTACGGGTGGGGGACGAATATTACAAAATTGGAGGAATAAAACAATGTACGAAAATGAATATCAAGTAACAAAACGTCAGGTAGCAGTAGGTGCTACAATTATTGGACTTATTATTTTTGCAGTATTTTTTAGATTGACCGCGGTTGTAAAAATTCCAGCTAATACAGTCGGCGTAAAAGTCTCTGCTTTTAATGGTGTACAAGAAAAGACTTTACAAACTGGATACCATCTAAAAGTTCCATTTGCTGATAAGGTGTATAAATTACCGACATCAGTTCAGACCAAGACTATGGAAGCTATCACGACACAGACGAAGGATGGTCAGTGGTTGAATACCAATATTGACGTCAAGTACAAGGTAAACAAGGCAGAGGCTATGACTGTATTTACCAACTACACAGACCTAGAAAACGTGAGTAACAGCGTTGTCGCTCCAGCTGTACAACGGGCCATTGAATCCGTGACAGGTGAGTATGATATTTACGAAGTACTAGGGTCAAAGCGTACAGAAGTTTATGGCAAGATTGACCAGAAGTTAAAAGAACGGTTCGCAGCTGACAACTTGGAGTTTGTGTCTTTCACTATCACTGACCAAGATGCAGGCGATGAAATCGAAAAAGCTATCAAGGATGAATCTGTTAAGCAGAAACAAGTGGATTCAGCTAAGCAGGATCAAGAGAAAGTTAAAATCGAAGCAGAAACTAAGAAAATCCAAGCTCAAGCCGATGCAGACGCTGAAGTTATTAAAGCTCAGGGACAAGCAAAAGCCAACGCTGAATTAAACAATTCCATTTCTGACAACCTCATCCGCATGAAGGAAGCAGAAGCTCGTTTAGAACATGGTTGGGTTGAAGTTATCACCCAAGGGGATGTGATTACAAATCAAGAGTAACAAAAAAAGCCAAGGCACTCTCTGCCCTGACTGTGGTTTATCGCTATCAATATTATACCACAAAGGAGACAGAGAGTGAACAAGGCTAAAGAGTTGCTTGATGAACTACAAAATTTGGATGAAGAGATACAGAATCGAATTGATGAGCTTGCTAATCTTGAAGCTAGTTTACTTTCTAGTCCTAAAATGAACGTGAATAAGGTTCAAGGTGGTCAGAAGATTCAATTAGATGAACGTTACATTGATATTTTTAGTATGCAAGATTCCTTGAAAGAGTATATGAAGGATGCTACTGAAGAAGCTATCAAACGCAGGATTGAATTGAGTAGGCTGATTGATAAAATGCCTAAACCTGCAAGTCGAACAATTCTAAGGATGGTGTATATTCAGAAAGCAAGCGTATATGATATGATCGAGTTTTTGCAATGCAGTAAGACTACTTTCTACAAAAAGAAGAAAGATGCAATCCGTGAACTAGGTGCTGTAATTGACAAAAGTGAACTAAAGTGAACTAGTCTGTAACGCACTGGTCAAACAATCGTGCTATTATAGTATCATCAAGAAAAAAGGGTGAGGCAATAAGCCTTGTCTGTTATGGAGAGTTGGCAGAGTTGGCTGAATGCGCCCGTTTGCTAGACGGGTGGCCGCCTACGTGCGGTCCGTGGGTTCGAATCCCATACTCTCCTTTAGGGAATACAAGGTGGACTCCTCTGCTCGGTTGAAAGTCCTAGGTTCCGAAGGCAGTTTGGTCGCAGGTTCGATTCCTGCTGTTCCCGTTTAAAAAACTAGCACCAAAAAATAAAACGAAGGACCCTATGACCATGTTTGCTAGTACCATGCGAGGGGCTAAAATTTTTCACTCGAAAAGACTGCAGAGATGTGGTCTTTTTGTATTTGGAGGAGGTGATGATATTGGCGAAAACAAAGCGTGGTAGACCAACCAAGATGACGCAAGGAACACTACGGAAATTAGAAGAGTTGTTTGTGAGAGGATTGAGCGATGAAGAAGCTTGTCTTCTAGCTGATATAGGAACCACAACTCTTTATGATTACTGTAAGGAAAATCCTGAATTTTCGGAGCGAAAAGAGTTGCTTAAGCAACGTGTGAAAACACGGGCAAAACTTAATATATCGAAAGCGATTGAAGATGGGGATATAGACTTGTCAAAATGGTACTTAGAACGTCGTGACAACGATTTTAAAACAAAACAAGCAGTGACACACGATGGTGAAGTCAATATCAACCAAACCAACCCATTTGCCGACTTGACAACGGATGAGTTAAGGAAGTTGATTGATGATGGATAGAGCGGCAATCAGGCAACAAGCACGTTTTGAGTTGGCTCGTCGCGATTTCTTTTACTATTGTCATTTGATGGCAAGCGACTTCTACAAACCATCTCGAAAATACTTGGTTGAGCTTTGTAATGACTTGCAAGGCTTTTTAAGCGACGACGAGCATAATGTGTTGGTTATCAACGAACCACCCAGACACGGAAAATCAAGGACGGCAGGCATGTTCGTTCAGTGGCTGCTTGGAAATGACAACGATAAAAAGATAATGACTGGTTCGTACAACGAAACGTTATCAACTGTATTTTCGAAAAATGTCAGAAATGCTATTCAGGAAACGAAGGCAGATGAAGATGTTGTTGTGTTTAACGACATTTTTCCAGATACACATATTAAATATGGCGATGCAGCTATGAATTTGTGGAGTTTGGAAGGCGGCTATAATAACTACTTGGCTACAAGTCCAACAGGTACAGCGACTGGTTTTGGCGCTGACATTATTATTATTGACGATCTTATCAAGAATGCGGAAGAGGCTAACAACGCAACTGTCTTAGAAAAACATTGGGAGTGGTTCACGAACACGATGCTTTCACGTCTTGAAGAGGGCGGAAAAATCATTATTATCATGACACGTTGGCATTCGCAAGATTTAGCAGGTAAGGCGCTGGTTGAACTTCCTAAGTCTGATTACAAAGTCAAGCATATTAGCATGAAAGCTTACGACGAAGCGACGGATACGATGCTTTGTGACGAAGTATTGAGTAAACGAGCTTATCTTCAAAAGACTAAGACTATGGGAGCTGATATTGCGTCTGCGAACTACCAGCAAGAACCTATTGACATCAAGGGCAGGTTGTACAGTGGATTTAAAACCTATGTTGACAAGCCGACATTTAAGCGTATTAGTGCTTACACTGATACGGCAGATACAGGCAAGGACTATCTAGCTAGTTATATCTACGGCGTCACTATGGACAATGAAGCGTATATCTTGGATGTTGTTTTCACAAAGGAACCGATGGAAGTAACAGAGCCTTTGCTAGCTCAAAAACTAGCAGAGTGGCAAGTCAATACATGTGACATCGAAAGTAATAATGGCGGTCGCGGATTCGCCAGAAACGTTGAACGTTTGACGCAAGATAGCTACCAAAACCGATATACAGTTTTTAATTGGTTTCATCAGTCTCAAAATAAACAAGCAAGAATTTTGACAAATACGACCTGGGCAATAGAGCATATCTATTTCCCTGAAAACTGGAGACATCGTTGGTCAGAATTATATCAAAATCTTATGAGCTATCAAAGAGAAGGTAAGAACGCTCATGATGATGCTGCAGATGCACTGACAGGCGTAGTCGAAGCAATTAATGACAAAATTAGAACTAAAGCTAAAGTCAAACGCAAATCGCTTTACGGCTTGTAGAAAGGAACAAAATGGAAGAAATATTAGTCTATAGTCGCTCATTGTACGATGAGCAGAATTTGGATAAAGATATCATTTACAAATTGATTTTGAAACATGATCAAACCAGTAGTAAACTCAAGAAGCTAAAAGATTACTACTTGGGTAAGCACGCAATCGAAAAACACACACGCAGAAGCAACCTGCCAAATTTTAAGACGGTTGCCAATCATGCCAAGGATATTGCAGACACAGCCACGGGTTATTTTATGGGCAATGCTATCCGCTATCCCAAGACGGATGATATAGACATCGAGGAATTGCTAAAAGCATTTGATAATGCAGATGTTGATTCGACAGACTCAGACAACGCTTTGAACATGGCAATCTACGGTAGGTCTTATGAGTACATCTATGTCAAAGAGGATGAAAATGAGCTGGTAACTCGCAGTCTAGAACCAGAGAACACTTTTATTGTTTATGATGATTCGATTGAGCAGAAACCTTTGTTTGCGGTCTATTATTATCAAACGAAGGACGATGTGACGGAAGAGACGTATTATCGAGCTCAGGTATTGACAGAGAACCTGCAATATAGCATGTCTTTACGTGAGCAGAAGAAAGAGTCAGAAGAGGGTGTTCCGCATAATCTCGGAGCCCTGCCTATTATTGAATATCGAAACAATCGCTATATGGTCGGAGATTATGAGCAACAGATTAGCTTGATAGATGCGTATAACTCACTGATGGGCAACCGTGTGAACGACAAGGAACAAGCTATTGAGTCTATTTTGGTCTTATATGGCGCAGCGCTGGCGGATACACCGGAAGAAGCAAAAGAAGCGATGGAGATACTGCGAGAAGAAGGTTTGCTGGAATTGCCGAAGGATGCAAGTGCTGAGTTTTTGAAGAATGTCTTGGATGAGGCTACGGTCGAAGTGCTTCGTAAGGCGCTGAAAGAGGATATTTACACTTTTAGTCACGTCCCCAATCTCTCAGATGAGAATTTCGCAGGGAATACATCAGGGGTAGCTATGGAATTTAAGCTTTTGGGGCTTGAAATGATTACCAAGACCAAAGAGCGATACTATATCAAATCTTTACACAAACGCATACAGATTTTTGCGAATTATTACAACTGGTCTCAGATTTACGAAAATGCTAAGGCGATTATTCCGCAGTTTAGCCGTGGTTTGCCGAAGAATTTGTTGGAACTTTCCCAAATCATCAGCAACCTTAAGGACAAGGTCAGTCTGCGTCAGCTTATTTCACTCTTGCCGTTTGTGGAAGACCCAGATGCAGAGATTAAGGCGCTTGAGAAAGAAAAGACGCAGGAAGAGCCTGCATTTAGCCAGAATTTGCCTTATGAAGAGAGTGTGACAGATGGACAATCAGAAGTATTGGGAGAAGCGGAAAGCCCAGAGGATGGTTCAGGCGATGGACCAGGCAGAGCAAACCGCAAAGCAACTCGACGAAATCCACAAGCTAGCAAGTAGGCATATCACATCCAAAATTGACCAAATCTTTGAAAGTTACCGCAGAGACCACGGACTGACGGAAGATGAAGCAAGAAGAGTGTTAGATAATGTCAAGAATCTATCGGATATTCGGGAGTTAAAATTAGCTTTACAGAATACAACTGATAGCGAAGAGATTCGCCAGTTGCTTATCTTACTCGATTCAGCTCCCTACGCTTCCAGAATTGAGCGATACGAGGCTTTACAGAGGGAGGTGGATAATTTACCCACCCGACTGTATAAAGCCGAAAATGAGGCTTCTAGAGCCTTCTATGATGAGTTCATTCCAGATGCTTATTATCACTCTATTTTTGATTTGCAACAGCAGTCTGGTGTGGCATTTGCTTTTAACGGGATTGACCCAGAGGAAATCAGAGCTATTCAGAACCAACCTTGGCTGGGAGCGAATTATTCAGAGAGGATTTGGGGTAATACTCAAGCCTTAGCAAACGAATTACAAAAGCAATTAGCAGTCAGTCTGTTAACAGGTCGGTCAGCACACGAGACCGCTGAAGTCATAAATGCCCAATTCGGAAAAGGTAGTTACAACTCACGCAGGCTGGTGCGGACAGAGGCTAGTCATTTCCATGCTGAGATGGAAGCTCTGGCGTATGAAGAAGCAGAAGTTGAGCGCTATAGACTTGTGGCTGTGTTGGACTTGAGGACATCAAGTATTTGCCGAGAGCATGATGGAGAAGTCTACTTGGTCAGCAAAAGAGTGAAAGGGAGGAACTACCCGCCTTTACATCCTTGGTGTAGAACGGTCACTATAGCACTAGATGATGATGAATGGTTAGCCAAAGCAACCAGAAGCGCCAGAGACCCAGTGACAGGCAAAACTATTCAAGTCCCTGCCAATATGACGTATAAAGACTGGTATGAGAAGTATGTGGATAAAACTACCGATTTGGTTGAAGACGGTTCGCAAAAGTTGTATAATCAGGATATGTTTACATTGGACTTGATGGCTAAGCAACGTTCTTTCACGGTAGGGGACGACATTAGAGTAAAAACAAAGAAATTGAATGGTACTGATTTTGATTTTTGGGCACAAGACAATACAAAGAAAATCAGGGATACTGTTTTCAATGTTCAGTCCAATCTTCAGGAGTTAAAGGGTTATACGATACCAACCGTTGTTTTTCTTAAAAAGTCAAGGTTGCCCGGTTTTGCAGGCTATGATTACAAGCAAGATATTTTATTTGTGAGCGATACACTTCATTCAGAAAAGGAATTTGCTAAAGTCTTATCTGATAATTATTTTGCCGCTCAAAACATTAAAGACACGATGATTCATGAGTTGACACACAAAAAGCATTGGGACTCTGCTAAAGCATTTTACAAAGCGCACAAAAAGCGTTATAATAGTGTCGAACAAGCAATGTCTGAATTAAATTCCCCTTTGGTGTCGTATGTCAAAGAACAATTGAAGCATGATTTTAATTATTTGGTAAATATCAGCCCAAATGCGGATGAAGCTTTTATTTTAGGGAATGTAAATGAATTGGTAGCTGAAGTTTCAGTCTTGGGAGAACGTACTTCAGACCAGATATTGTACCAAAAAGTACAGGAGGTATTATCATGGAAGTAATGGCTATGCCTAGTAAGGCGACTGTGATGTTTTATAATCAAGTGCGTCCTTGGATTGTTTCAGGGGAAATGAAGAATGGTATCATGAATTACAAGTTCGCAGATGATACCCCTAACAAAGTTTTAGAATTGTTTTCTGAACTCAAAGACAAACTTAGTTATCCAAGTGTCGCTTTGTGATTGGATTCAAATATTTTAAATAATCAAGCACCTAGAGAAATCTAAGTGCTTTTTTGTTGCAAAAAAATTTTTTAAAAAAACCTCTTGACTTTTTGTTGCCACTATTACATCATTTATTTGTGGCAACAGAAAGCAGGTGATGAAATGAGCCCACGAACAGGAAGACCTAAGAGTGAAAATCCAAAGACTCGTCAATTTAGAATGAGATTGACTGAGGAAGAGTTCAGCAATCTTGAAAATGTTGCTGAACAAAAAAACATGACCAAAACAGAAGTGGTCATGCGTGGAATTGAACTTGTTAAGTCTGAGAAATCAAAATAGCCTAGAACCCACGTCGCCAAACAATCGGTTCTAAGCTATCGCTCGAAAGAAACTCTTTCTGAAATCATTATATCAGAAACGAGCTTCTTTGTCATACCCAAAGGAGTTTTTATTATGGCGAAAGTAACTATAGACAAAGAAGAATTGAAAGAAACAGCATTTGAACTTTTAGCGATTGCAGAGAGTTTGAGGTTACATCAAGTTGGTGCCGATACTATTTATAGTCTACGTTCTGTTGATACGGAATTATTTAACTATCATGCAAAAGAGTACGTTAGTGCAGTTTTTGATACACTAAAAAATGAATCTAATTTTTTGAGAGAAATTGCTGACAGATTACTGAAAAAGTTTGATTAAGGAGAAATAAGATGAAACTACAAATTTTTACAAACGAACAATTTGGACAAATCAGAACAGCGGACATCAATGGAGAACCTTTCTTTAATCTCAATGATTGTTGTCAAATCTTAGAACTGACTAATCCAAGAAAAACACTAGAACGACTAAATCCAAAGGGTGTAACTACTAGTGACATCCTTACAAACGGGGGCAAACAACAAGCCAACTTTATCAACGAAGCCAACTTTTACAAGCTGGTCTTCCAGTCTCGTAAGCCAGAGGCTGAGAAGTTCGCAGATTGGGTCACATCAGAAGTCTTGCCAAGTATTCGCAAAAATGGGGCTTATTTAACTGACCAAGTAGCATTTAACATTACTCACGATAAACAGGCATTGGCAGACTTGTTATTGATGGCTGGTAATCAGTTGAAAGAGAAAGAAGCGATTATTCATGGTTTAGAGGCTGACAAGGCTCGTCTGACGGTTGAAAATACCATTATGCAACCCAAAGCGGAGTATTTCGATGAATTAGTTGACCGTAATCTTTTGACTGGCATTCGAGAAACCGCAAAAGAATTAAAAATCAAACAGAAAGAGTTTGTTCAGTTCTTACTTGATAAAAAATATCTTTATCGTGACAAGAAAGGGAAGCTGCAACCGTTTGCTGGCAAGTATGAAGACCTTTTTGAACTAAAGGAAAGTCGAAACGAAAAGACTGGTTGGGCAGGAACTCAACTCCTTATCACACCTAAAGGACGTGAAACCTTTAGACTTCTGTTTATCTAATTACATAATCTAACCGTATGGAATCCCATGCGGTTTTCATTTGGTCCAAGCATTGATGACGGTAAAAGCTATGGAAAAACAGTCGGGGACGACTTTAAAAATAGGAGGTTCGCAATGAACGAAGAAACACAAACCGTTGAAGTGGTCGAAGGTGACAAACAGGTAGCAACTGAACCTGAACAAGTCACAACAGACCCGAAAGACGAGAAGAAGTACACTGATGCGGATGTCGATGCTATCATCGACAAGAAATTTGCTAAATGGAAAGCTGAGCAGGAAAAAGCTGAATCAGAAGCTAAGAAATTAGCCAAGATGAACGCAGAGGACAAGCAGAAATATCAGCTTGACAAGCGTGAGCAGGAGCTTGCTGACCGTGAAGCAGAAATTGCACGCAGAGAATTAACTGCAGAAGCTAAGACGATTTTAAGCGAACGTGGCTTACCAATCGAGTTAGTAGACGTGGTTAATCTTGCTGACGCTGACAGTGTACGTGATTCCATCGATGCTATTCAAAAGACTTGGGAAGCAGCAGTCTTGAAAGGTGTTGCTGACAAGACCAAAGGAAGTGCACCGATGAAGAAAGCACCACAAGAACAACCAACCGTTGAAAAGTGGGAACGTGATTTTTTGAAATAAGAAAGGAAAAATAAAATATGCCATTTGAAAATATTAACACCGCAACATCCCGTGAAAAATTCTTAGGAATTATCGAGAAAGTTGTTGCTAAAAAATCTTACTCAGCTCCGCTTTTGCTATCGAATGATGCAGTGGAAATGAACGGGCGTTCATTTACTGTTACAAAATCTGACACAACAGAACTCAAAGATTACAAACGAAATGTAGACAATGAATTTGACCATGCGCAAACCGAAGAGCGCACTTACACCCTGGATCAAGAAAAATACTGGGGGCGTTTTGTGGATCGTCTAGATGAGCGTGATTCAAACGGTGAAGTCAATGTCGATTATGTTGTCGCTCGTCAAGCTGCCGAAGTTGTGGCGCCGTACTTAGACCATCTTCGTTTTGACGCTCTGCTTGGTAATGTCAGCGACAATGTTGTACCAGGTAACACAAAAAACGCTAACAATTCTTACCAAGCTGTTTTGGATGTATCTGAGAAGTTGGATGAGTTGGATGTGGTTGAAAACCGCTTGTTGTTTGTAACGCCAGCATTTTATAAAGCGATTAAGTCAGAAATTGTCAACCTTCCACAAGGGGACACCAATCAAACTGTGCTTTACAAAGGTTATGTCGGTCAGTTGGATACATTCACGGTTTACAAAGTGCCATCTAAGTATCTTAAAGGCGTCCAAGCTGTTGCGACAATCGGCGGGGTAGTCGTTTCGCCTATCCAAGTAGATGAAACGAAATATAACAACAACATCCCAGGTCGTTTTGGTGAATTGGTGGAACAATTGCTGTATACTGGAGCATTTGTCTTTGATTTTGACCAGAAGTACATCATTTCTATTGCGACCTCTAAACCAGAAGCGAAGCCAAGCGCACAAGGTAAATTGAACATCCGTGCTGAGCAATGGGTTTCTGGTGCAACTTATGAAGCTGGTGCTCGTGTACAGAACGAAGGTAAATTGTTTGAAGCCACTAAGAAAGTAGATTCATCCTCAACAGCTCCTGGCAGCGATTCAGACAACTGGAAAGAGATTGTATAGGAGGTCCTAAATGCGCTTTAAGGTATTAAAAGAGTTTGCTGATGACGAACTTGGTTTTGTGCATCGCGTTAACGACATCATCGAATTGACCAAGGAACGTCATGAACAGATGAAGAAAAACGCTAAATTGCAAGATGTAAATTTGGCTGATTACATTGAAGAAATCAAGACCAAAGGAGCAGAAGCTCCTACGAAATAGGGGGCGGATATGCTAGAAGATTTGAAAACATTGACAGGCGAGAGTGATGATAAAATCCTCTCGTCTTTGCTTTTGAGGGCAAAAAATATCATTTTGACTGAGACAAATCGAAGTCAGCTTACGCCAGCGCTTGAAGGAATACAACTGGAAGTAGCGCTTGAGCTGTTCAATCGCCAAGGTAGCGAGGGCGAAACATCACGAAGTGAAGGGGGCGTGTCTGTGTCTTATAAAGACGGGCTGTCAGATACTATTTTGAATGGTATCCGAAGTCATAGACTCGCAAGGGTGGCAGGTCGTGCGTTTGAAGCGAAACCGACTGAAGCCGTATCTGATCCGTAAAGCTGTCATAGTGACGAGTGATGAGGGTATCAAAAAGGCTACTTACAGCGATGTTGCTACCGAGGTGCGAGCAGAGATATGGCCTGCTAGTGGTCGTTTACAAGCTGAGATATACGGTCAGAGATTGGCATATATTTTGAATTGCTTGGTAGACCGTGAAACACTTATTGATGAAGGCGATGGCTTTTGTATCAATAGCGATAAAGTAACCCATAAAGTTATATCCATAAAGCGATATACAAATCATCAAGTCTTGGAGTTGGAACAATGTCGCAATTGATAGGTGCTGATAGGTTAATCTCAAAGCTCAAACGATTGTCTAGTCAACAACAGACCAAAATCATGGCAAAAGCTGTACACAACGCTGCCAAAAACGTTGTCCAAGCAGACGCCAAATTGAGAGCTCCTGCAAACAACGGCGATTTGCGAATAGGTATTAAGGTTCGGATGTCTAAGTCTGGAAATCCGAGAGCTGAAGTGGTTAGTACATCAGACCATGGTGGATTTGTCGAATTTGGTACAGGTCCCAAAGGTGCTACAAACCACGCAGGTATTTCTCCAAATGTCAGCGTGTCTTATCGCAGTACGCCTTGGTATGTCCATGAGTCCCAGATTGATGTCGGTCCTTATCGGTTTCAAAAGCTCGGTGAGTTTTACAAGATGTTTGGTCAAGTCGCCCAACCTTATCTTTATCCAGCCCTTAAGGATAATGAAGAGCGAGTCACGAAGAACATCAATAGATTTGTCAAACGTAAGTTAATTGAAGAGGTCAGCAAATGATAAATATTAAGCCCATCATTTACAAGAAATTGAAAGAGGTTGCGGACAATGTGACAGATACATATCCGCAAGATTGGGAGAATTTCCCGGTTATCATCTACTTAGAAGAGGAAAACAAGCCTTACGAGATTACAGATGATACAGAACAGATGTCCTATTTGCGCTACAAGGTCGATATTTTCCACAATGATAGTACGTCAGAATTAGCAGTAGCGATTGATGCGATTTTTGCATCTCTCGGGCTAAAACGTACATCCAGCGTGGATACGCCCGACCCGACGCACTTACGACACAAAGTCATGCGATTTGAAGGGATTTTAGATCTAAACTCCCGAATCGTTTACCAATACAGAATGGAAGGATAAAACATGTTAGCGAATGGAATTAAATTGAAAATGAGCGAGACCAAAGGGTCTGGCTATGCAGTTATCGAGGGCTTGAAAGAAGTTCCAGAACTTGGTATTGACCCTGAGAAAGTTGAGAATACGACCCTTGCGGATACCATTAAGCAGTATGAATTTGGTATTGGTGACGCTGGTGAATTGGAATATAAATTCAAGTTTGAAAATTCCAAAACAACTTCTAGTTATCGTACTTTGCGTAAGTTGTCTGATTCAAAAGCTATCCGTCACTTTGAGCAAGAGTATCCAGATGGTACTACTGTCCGCTTCTCAGCTCAGATTGCTGTCAAGCTGGGCGGTGGCGGTGTCAACTCTGCAATCGAATTTACATTGAAATTGGCTCTACAGTCAGATTTAGAATTCACTGACCCAGTAGCACTTTAAGGAGGTATAAATGTCAACACGTAAACCATATATCACTTGGACAGTCAAAGGTACAGATTATAAATTACGCCTCAGTACCCGTCAAGTGTGTGATATTGAAGAAAAATTAGGCGTTAACTTGCTCAAAATTTTCATGCCGAAACCAGGAGAACAGTTTAACCTACCTGCTCTCAAAGTGATGTTGCTAATTGTACAAGGGGCTTTGCAGAAGTTTCATCACGGTATCAAGCTAGATGACGTCTATGACTTATTCGATGAATATGTCGACGAGGGCTATGGACAAACAGAATTGATGGCAGATATCATCATGCCTTTGTTTGAAGTATCGGGTTTTATTCCGAAGGACAAGGAAGAAAAGGGATCAACGCTGACAGTAGTCGAGTAGGTTCTGGTCCTTGTTCGGTCACAGAATTGATTAACGGGTTTTATCCAACAGCATTAGATGCAGGGATAGACCCGTTTTCTTTCTGGGAATACACTCTTTTGGAATTGAAAGAGTTGGTCGAGAGTTACAACAGGCAGCAATTCCAGAAGCAGAAGGAAATCGCTTCTCATCACTTTATTCAATCGCAGATGATAGCTCGCTTTGTTTCTCTGATGTTTCAGGAAAAAGGTGAGGCGCCAGACATTTGGGAGTTCTACCCTACTTTGTTCGAAGAGGATAGGACGCAGATTGAACAAGCTCGCATTGAGCGTGATTTGAAAAACCATCAAGAGCAGATGAGGGCTTTTGCTGAAAGAATGAGAGGAAGATTCAAAACTTCCGAATGAGATAACATGGGAAGGAGGGGAACTATGGCTGTTACGTTAGAAGAGTTGAGAGTTATTGTCGAAGGCGAAATTGCTCCATTTCAAAAAAAGATGAAGCAACTGGAATCTCAGATGAAGCAGACTCAAAACAAGATTGAAAACAAGACAAAAGGCCTTAGAGAGCGTGTAGGTCAACAAGCTGGTGGCATGGCGACTGCTTTGGGCAAACTTGCTAAGATTACCGCGTTAGCTTATCTAGGCAAGAAAATGTTAGACCTTGGCATGTATTCTACGCAGATGGCTCTTGAAGTCAGTGCTTCGGTCAATCAAATCAAACGACAGATGGGCGAAAGTTCCCAAGCATTCTTAAAATGGATTGATAGCAACGCCAATGCTATGAACATGAGCGTCGGTGAGGCTACTAAGTATGGAGCGGTCTATTCCAACCTGTTTTCCAACTTCATCAAGGATTCTAACAAGCTGAGCGCTTATACAGGTAAGATGTTACAGACATCTGCTGTTATTGCGCAAGGTAGCGGACGGACCATGACAGATGTTATGGAGCGTATCCGATCAGGTTTGTTGGGGAATACCGAAGCTATCGAAGACCTTGGAATAAATGTTAATGTTGCTATGATTGAGTCCACAAATGCCTTTAAGCGTTTTGCGAATGGGCAATCTTGGCAACAATTAGACTACAACACCCAGCAACAAATACGCTTAATGGCGATTTTGGAGCAAGCGACAGCCAAGTACGGCGATACCTTGCAACAGTCTGTAAACGGTCGTATTAGCTTGTTTAAATCATTGCTGAGTGATACTGCATTGAACATTGGCAATGCCATGTTGCCGATTATCAATGCCATGATGCCTGTGCTAAATTCACTCGCCATGGTGTTGAAGAATGTTACTGCTAAACTTGCTGAGTTTATCGGCTTGATGTTTAACAAAAAAGCCAACGTGAAGAATAGCGCAGTTGGAAACCTTGCTCAGGGCGCACAAAATGCAAATGATGCCGTAGGTGGTCTAGGCGATGCCATGGACGGTGTAGATGACGCATCTGGTGGCACTGCTGATAATCTAGATGATACTGCCAAATCAGCCAAGAAGGCGGCAAAAGAGCTGCTTGGATTAGCAGGATTCGATGAAATCACTACCCTGAACTTGAACAAAGATGACTCAGATGGAGCCGGCAATGGTTCTGGAGGAGGAAAGGGCGGAAAAAGTGGTAAAGGTGGAGGCTCTGGAAGCGGAGCTGACATCTTGCCTGAAATAGAATTGACTGATATGGACAACCAGTTTAAGTCCATATTTGACGGATGGGATAAGACTCTACAACCTCTTTTTGATTACCTCTCAAAATTAAAAGACCTGTTTAAAGACGGCTTTAATATGTCGTTTAGAGCTGATAGCTTGGACCGTTTAAAAAACGCTTTGGTTGGTATCTGGCAATCTCTAAAAGACATCTTTGCGGACGGAACTGTCTTGCAAGCAGCAGCAAGGTTTGGCGAGAAATTATCCTACGCTCTAGGTCAAGGGATGGGAGCTGTCGCAAATGTCGTGATGGGCATTGCAGTCTTTATTGCCGAAAGTCTAGATAAATCCTTAAAAGAAACAAAGTTCGATATAAAGAATTGGCTAATTAGACAATTTGAGATAAAAGGCGACACTATTACTAGTATCGGAAATTTAGCTCAAGCTATTGGACAAATTTTTTACGATACAATCACAAGCGTAGCAGCGACCGATATCGGTTCTGCCATTATCTCCTCACTAATCTACATCCGGATGGGGATAGATGATATAACCGGAAAGATTGAACGAGATTTTTGGGCGTTTTGGGAGCGTCTAGCCGTAGATAATCAAGCAGGTATTACAACGGCATTTATCGGCTTATTATCAGCTGTAGAACCTATCTTCGCGTCTATCAAGGACTTGTTCAAGAATACCTTTATCAGCTTAAATGCAACCTATGATGAACACTTAAAGCCGTTCTTTGATTCGTTCATTGAGGGCTTCAGTTCTATCTTTGGCACTCTGATAGACAGTTGGAACAATGATGTTCAACCAGTATTAGATAGCGTCGGACAATCGTTCTCTGATATGTTCGATAACCATATTCAGCCTTTTGTTGATAATTTCTTATACGCATTCGGTCAAGTAGTAGATTTATTGACAGTTGTATGGGAAGAGGGGCTCTTGCCACTTTTTGATTGGATAGCTGCGAACATACTACCAGTACTTGTTCCAATATTCCAAACACTTGCAGAATGGTTCGTGCAAGCGTGGAATGTTGTTTTCGATGTTTTAGGAGCTGTTTTAAAAATCCTAGGCGGTATCATCGAGTTTCTGGTCGGTGTATTTACAGGCGACTGGGAAAAGGCTTGGGACGGCATTGTTCAAGTAGCAAAAGGAATGTGGGATTTACTGTCGTCTATTTTCATGTTTGTTTGGAATGTCATTCTATCATTCTTAAAAGGTGTCTGGAATACCATTGTTGCAATATTACAGGCTGGATGGGATGCTATTGTCCGCATCTTCCAAGGTTTAGGTAAATGGTTCGGAGACCGCTGGAAAGATGTTGAGAATATATTTTCCAACGTAGGTAGATGGTTTGGACAGAAGTTTTCTGAGGCATGGAATGGTATTACAAATGCTTTCAGCAACGTTGTAGGATTCTTCCGTGGCATTTATGATAACATCGTCAGTTGGTTTAGCAACATTGGTGGCGCTGTAGCAACTGCTGTTTCTGGTGCATTTCGTTATGCGATGAATGGTGTGTTTGCCACTATTGAGAACGCTGTAAATGGCTTTATCGGTATGATTAACGGTGTTATTGGTTTAATCAATAACATTCCAGGCGTTAGCCTAGGCAGCATTGGCTACGTCAACCTTCCTCGTCTTGCCCGTGGTGGTATTGTGGACAGCCCTACCGTAGCCATGATTGGGGAGGCTGGTAAAGAGGTAGTTATGCCGTTGGAAAATACAGGATTCCTGCAAACAATGGGACGAGTTGTCGGCGGTGCAGTTGTTAATGCTTTGGGCGGAGGTCTACCGCAATCATCTGGTTTGCCAAATGGCGACATCGTTATTGTGATTGGAAGTAGAGAGTTTGGCCGCTTTACTATTGACGAGATTAATAGAGCTCAAGCAGAAGCGGGACAGCTCTTGCTTAACATTTAGGAGGTAAACATGAGTCAATTGATTATCAATGGAGTTACAGTTGTACCTCCTAAATCTTTTCAAGTTTCTGTCAACGATGTGGACGGAGAAACCGGGCGAAACGCTAACGGCGACATGGTCAGGGACAGAATTACAACCAAGCGCAAATTGGAATGTGATTGGGGGATGTTGACACAGGCTGAGATGGCGCAGATTCAAAACGCTGTTCAGCCTGTATTTTTTGAAGTGTCTTACCCAGACCCTATACTTGGGCAGACGTCCAAAACGTTTTATGTTGGCGATAGGACAGCGCCTGCATATTCCTTTACTGAAAAATTTAAACCCTGGAGCGGTTTAAAATTTAGTTTAATAGAGAGGTAAGGTGGTTCACACGGTAACATTTAACCAAGCTATGTTAGCTAAAGATAGGGTGTTTGCCATTCGTGCAGGCGCCTATACTTCTAGCGACATCAAAGAAGCCAGTTTTAATTATGGATATATCAGCGGTGATACTTTCAAACCTGGCGGAACAGTTGCTGGTTCGGCTAAATTGACCTTTACATCTATCATTACTAGCTTTAACAAATTGGATAAGGTTTATCCAGAGATAGGGTTAAAAGTTGGCGATTCCTTCGAGTGGGTTGCAATGGGTGAGTATTTTGTCAATGATATTAACATCGACCGCAACAGGAATACCACAGAATTAGACCTAATAGATGGGATGTTCAAGCTCAATCAACCTTATATTTCTGACTTGACTTACCCGGCACAGATTAGAGATGTTATTCGCGAAATTTGTGTAAAGACGGGAGTAGAGTTAGAAACAGATGATTTAGGTTTCCGAGCGATTCAGCATCATATCCAATCAAAAGCGGATAAAAAGGACATTACCTTTAGAGAAGTGCTAAGTCAAGCGATTCAGTTGCTTGGCTTTTCTGCTTTTTTCAATAGAAAAGGCAAATTGGAAATTCGTGGGTTGATTGAATCAAATATCACAATTACTGCTGATAATTACTTTTTGCACGGTCTAACTAAAAGCGAATTTATGTACCAGATTGCAGGTATCACTTGCAAGAAAGACAAAGAGACGTTAACGGTCGGCTTGCGAACCGGTCGCTCTTTAGAACTCGAAAACAACTTTATGATACAGAACATCTTAGATGATTTGTATTATGATTTAAAAAACATAAGATATTACCCATACTCGCTTGAATGGCAAGGACACCTAAAATTAGATGTCGGACAATGGGTTACGTTAAAAACAAACAAAAACGAGACTTTTAAAGTCCCTGTACTGAGTCAATCTTTTAATTTCAAGGGCGGCCTAAAATCCAAGATTAGTGCAGATAGCAAAGCAGGGAATGATACTCAGTATGCTTATAAGGGATTTCTAGGCAAGCGCATTGAGCAAATGTCTACTGAGATCGAAGCAGAGGTTCAACAGCAACTGGAATATAAGGATAAGGAATTTGATGAAAAAATTAATAAAGCCAAATCCGAAATCAACGATGGTATTGAGCAGTCAACAGCAGAAGCAGCAGTCTATGCAGACAATATCAAGCGACGGATAGATAAACAGCTCGCTGAATCTAACCGTCAATATCAACTTGCCCAGCAAAACCAAGACCGTCAAATAGCAGATGTACTAGCTAATACGAATCTCGCTAAACAACTAGCGGAACAAGCTAAGGCGGATTTAGCACAGACTAGGACGAATCTTACTCAGTTAATTGACCAAGCAAATACCAAGACCAATCAATTGGAACAGTCTCTCGGTTCCGTGCGAACAGATGTTATGTCACAGGCTCAGTCACTATTGGCTCAAGCAAGAGCGCAGGCTGACTTGACTAGCAGAGTAGCCACAGTAGAGACAACCGCAAACGGCACGAAAGCGACACTCACAGAATTGTCTAAAACGGTCAATAAAGCCACAGGAGACATCGCTAGTGTTACTAGTCGGACAAAGACCGTCGAGGACAATCTGAGCCAAACTAGGACCCAATATGAAGCCTTGACGCAGACCGTCAATGCTCAGACAGGGCAGATTGATAGTATCAATCGTAAGACTGCTGATTTGCAGAGTGGAATTGACGGAGTGACGGAGCGGTTTGAGAATTTGAGGATAGAAGAAAACTTGCTCCTCAATAGCTCTTTTAACCAAAACTTGAACCAATGGCAAGGAACTGGGGTAACTATAGTTGGCGGTAAAGCGAGAATTACAGGAGAATTTAATAAAACTAAAGGTATTTACCAAAGTATCAAGTCTCAGACAGCTAATGACGATGTTAGTCAGGTATACATAGCATCAATCTCAGTTAAGGTCTCTAATTATGCGGCTGGTAGTATAAATCCATATCTTGCACTTTATATAAATGGTATAAAGAACGACAGCGCAAAAACATGGTTTGGCGCAACATATTTGACACCCTCCCGCTTGGAAGCAGTCAACAATAAGGGAATTGTACAGTTTACCACTACTTTCAAAGTAAATGTGCCACGTAGCCAGATAGACCGTATTGAGTTTCATATATATGCAAGGGATTTTACTGGGGAAGTGGAATTTGAAAAAGTTTCACTCAGACGTGGAAATATTGATTTAGGCTGGCAAGCTTCTCCAGAAGACCTCCGCTTCGAAATCGCAACCTACAAGCGCACTGCTGAGGAATCCAGTGCAGAGTTGTCCCGTCAAATCCAGACAGTGGATGGCAAGGCAGTAGATGCTAAGACCTACGCTCAGCAGACAGCGACTGCAATCAATACTCGATTAGAAAGCCTAGAAACCTACAAGAACGCGGAAGGCACACGAGCTAGTCAGTACTTTACCGCTAGTCGTGATGAGACTGCTCGTCAAGTATCTGCTTTACGAACAGCAGTCACAGACGGATATGTGGCTAAGGCAAAGTATAAGGAAGACGCCCGTGGAATTACGCAGAGGTTCGAGAGTTTGCAGGTCGGTGGAAGGAATCTACTTGCAAGCAAGTATCTGACTAATATTACTACTTCGGAGAGGTTTACACTAAAAGGTTGGGCATCTACATTTATTAATAGTGCTAACCTAAGAAATGTTTTCAAAGCAGGCGAAACCTATACGCTAAGTTTTGACGCAAAAATTCTTGCTAAGTCATCTATTTCGAAAGTCTACGCTCAACAAGTTGGATTCTTACTCTATTCGCGTTCGACAAATAGGAACATTGGTTTCTATGTCCATAATTTGCGGAATGCCAATGATAGTGCTCGATTTGAGCTAACATTTGTTTGTCCAGAAATAGCAGATGATCACTACGTACGTTTTTATACAAACAGATATGCTGACGGAACGTCTGTAGACTACGACACAGTTGAATTCAGCAATGTCAATTTGATGACAGGGAATATTGTAAGCAAATCTTGGATAGCGCCACAAGAAGACCAGCAATCCTATGCTGACACCAAAATAGCCGAATACAAGAACACTGTAGACGGACGATTTGCGACGATGCAATCCCAAGTCAGCGGTAAAGCTAATCAAGTTGATTTGCAGACTGTACGTGAGACAGTCAACCTCTACGAACGGATAATCGGCTCAACGGAAACTGGTATCAAAGATAAAGTAGCTCGCATGGTCATGGCTGATAGCCTGTTCCTAACCGAGGTCAAGAATAAGATTAGTGGTACGGCTACACAGGTTAGCCAGCTAAGTAATTCATATGCTATTAAGAATCTGACTAGTGCAGGCACAGTACTTAACCAAATCAATTTGCTGGCTAATGGTACTAATAGAATCGATGGCCGACTGACTCACATTACAGGCCAGACTTTGATTGACAATGGCGTCATCAACAACGCAATGATTGGCAATTTGGATGCTGGCAAGATTAGTACAGGTACGTTAAATGCGGCGAGAATTGCGACCAACTCGATAGATGGTAGTAAGCTTGTGTTTGACCAAGCTTTTGTTAACAAGATGACAGCCAATGAGGCATTATTTAAGCAATTGTTCGCAAAAAATGCATTCATTACAAGTGTTCAAGCAGTAACTATGTCTGCTAGTAAAATTGTTGGTGGTTTGTTGAGAGCGACTAATGGTGCTGTGTCCATCGATCTAAATCGAGCTAAAATGACTTTTAATTCAAGTGCTACGATTGAATTTAATAGTTCAGGCAATGCCCTTATTCGAAAAGTTGGAGATGTTACAGGCTTCTTGCATTTTAACAATGCTACGGCAGGAGGAACATATGTCGGATTAGGTGTCACTTCTCATAATGAGGGGGTGAAATCCCAGGATACTAGCCGTTTTGCAGGTGTCCGCATTTTCCGTTCCAACGACACTACGGATCAAACAGAAATTTATGGAGATAAAATCTATCTCGGTCATGCATTTGGAGGTCATGCTGTGACGCTTACACCCACAAATCTAACTGCCACTTATGAGCTATCAGATCTCATCAAGGCGATTAAGGCTTTGTGGAGGTGTTGGCTACATTGGAATAATACAAACTGGAATCCTGACAACATGGATATGCGTAGATCAATCATCAATGAATACAATGCACATAATATTGGATAGGAGAACAATATGAACCAAGAACAACTGAATCAAGCACTAGCTTTGACAAACCAAGAACTGGCCAATCAATTGGCAGAAGAAAAGAACACTAAAAATCTGCTTGCTGTCCAGCTGACAGAAGCCCAGAAAACTATTGCAGAGCTGACTCAGCAACTGGACGAAGTCACTAAACCAGAAGAAATCATTGAACAAGAAGAAGGAGAATAATCATGACACAAACTACAGACAACACATTGCTTAATTTGGAAGAAACAACGCAACCATTTGACCTTGCGACTGCACTCGTCTACATGAAAGAGCACGGAGAATTTATCCGATGCAAGTCAGCGACACAAGACTTCTATATGTACCGTGACGTGCAGAAACGCCCTGCAATCGTAAGCGGTCGTCGCAAATTTGTCGACGTGGAAACTATCTGGGCTTTCAATCAATGGGGCGGTACCGCTGCGACAATTAATATCGCTGACATGCTCAATGAAGAGTATTGGATCATGAAATTTGATGAAAACGGAAATCCAGACTGGACAGACCCGACAGCAGGAGCGGAGGCGTAAAGAATGGTTATAATGTTATCTAAAACGCCACCACATCCTGCAGGGATGTTTGATTTTCTACGTGAACTTATTGCAACAGAGGACGGTCTTGTCCTCTTTTTGCTTAGCTTAATTGTGGTCATGGAAATCGTTGATTTTCTGTCAGGTACGTTTGCTGCTATGATTAATCCTGACATTGAGTACAAGTCAAAAATTGGCATCAACGGTCTTATTCGCAAGATGATGGGGATTATCTTGCTTACAGTCTTAATTCCAATGTCGGTGCTTTTGCCTGAGCAGACGGGTGTGGCATTTCTTTACACAATTTACGTTGGGTATCTTGTTTTGACATTTAAGAGCTTGGTAGAAAACTACGGTAAAGCAAAAGGGGATACAAGTATATTTGCTAATGTGATTTTAGCGCTTGAAAAATTAGTTAGAAGCGAACCTAAAACCCTTGATGCCAGCAAAATTTCTACTGGGACTATCCAGCCTGAAAAAATGAAAACAGATTTAGGCGAGGGGAATATTGCATTTAATTTTGAAAAGGAGGACTAATCATGCAATTTGACGAAGTAATCGAGTTCAACGACGAACTCTATCAAAAAAATATCGCTGACCACGAATTTCCGGAAATGGATGGTTTAGATGGTAAAGGAGTAGAACATGAGTAATCTAGGACTTAAAATGATTCAAATGCCCGTGCCTGCTACTAAGTATGGCAGTAAGTGTCCAAACGCTATGGTCCCTCAATGGTTGACCATCCACAATACCGCAAACAATGCGTCTGCTTTAGCGGAAATCAGTTATATGAATGGTAACTGGAACGAAGTATCTTATCATTGGGCGGTGGATGACGAGCAGGCCATCCAAGCCATTCCGCACAATCGTAATGCCTGGCATTGTGGAGACGGCACAAATGGTACAGGCAATAGTAAATCAATCGGCATTGAGATTTGTTATAGTCTGACTCCTGGGCATCCTAAATATGCAAAAGCTGAGGATAACGGAGCTAAATTAGCAGCGATTATCTTGTATCGGTTAGGTTGGGGCATTGACCGTATCCGCAAGCATCAAGATTGGTCTGGCAAGTATTGCCCACACCGCATCTTGGATAATGGCAACTGGGACGGTTTTAAAGGTAAAGTACAAGCTTATCTATTGCAATTGCAAGGCAAAGCAGTAGTAGCACCACAGCCTGCCCCTAAAGTAGCGACTGCCCAACCTAGAACAGCTAGTGTTAACACTGGTGCTCGTGAATATGCGGAAACAGGTGTGTTTACTGCCACAGAAAACATCTATTTCCGCAATGAGCCGAACCTAAACGGTCGCACACAAGGCATGTACTACAAAGGGGAGTCAGTAACCTACGACCGTGTCCGTGTTGAGTACAATGGTTTTGTATGGATTAGTTGGATTTCTGCAAGTACGGGTATTCGTCGCTGGATGCCAATCAAAGTCCGCAAAAATGGACAGACAGTGGAGAGTTGGGGAACAGTACGCTAGCTAATATTTGGTATTTGTGGTATACTATATTACGATAATCTCCTTAAATTTTTCACCTAGCAAAAGCTAGGTGTTTTTTTGTTTGCGAAGATTTTGCTTGACAAAATATAGGGATGTGTGGAATAATAATCGTGAACAGAAACGGTTTAAACACCTCCTTTCTATGTTCCGACATCGCTTGTCGTTAAACCTATGCCTTGTGGCAATGAGGGGGCGGAGGGACGCGCTCGTCAACAGAAGTATCCCACTGGCAATGCGTCCTATCAACTGCCCAAGTTGGTAGGATTTTTAATTTTGTTTAGGTAGAGTATGAAGAGTAAACGATTAAAATTAACCCAAATCGATTTGAGGATGTGTCGTGATTTTGGTTTACGCCAAGCAATGGATTATGATCATCGAAAGAAAAAAATTATGAACAAAGGACGCGGTTTTGCAGTGGTGCTCGTAGAAATACAGGGCTTGATGTTTGCCATCCCCTTAAGAAGCAACATCCCTAAAAAATATCAGCTGAAATTCAAATTACGAGACTCAGTCAAAAAAGATTGTGTAGAGGGACTAGATTTAGGGAAAGCGCTAATAATTGAAAATCCTAAATATCTTCTAGGTACAACATTTAAAATGCGAAACATAGATGATTATTATAAGATTGTTGATAATGATAGAGTTATCATAAACAAGCTTATAAAGGGGATAATTGATTATAATAAAGCGGTCTCGAATAAAGATACGAATAAACTAACAGACCCTAAACGCTTTAAGTTCTCGACGTTCTTTAATTATACTGATAGACTGAAAGTCATTTCGGAAAAGGATTATTTACATTAATGAAAAAGTCATTCTATGCTATAAATACCTCACGCCCAGCGGTCTACTGGGCTTTTTTGTTGCCCGAATTTCAAAAAAAATAGCGTTTTTTCAAAATTCGATAGCAAAATACTTGCTTTTATCACGGACATTTTTAAAAATTGCCGATTTTGTGGACATAATAAAAGACCTGACTAGAGGTCTAAAGCACTTCCCAGCGGTATAAAATTAATACGTTTTTTAATACGTTTTTCTATGATTGATAGATAATTGAAGAAGTGTTGAAATTTGTAAAAGTACTGATTCTCTTAGTATATGCGATTAATAGGGTAGTGATGGTGTTTTGAACCAATATTATACATGATTTGGACATCGGTGATTTCTGGATTTTATTCACGATAATTTCATTCAGTGGAACGTTAGATTTATATAAAAAGTTAACAAAAAAATAGGAAAAATACTTCTTGTGTAAGGAAGTATTTTTTTGTTTAGAAAGGATAATATATGAACAAAAAACAACTCAGTCAACGTGACTGGAAAAATCTTAAAAAGGAAGTGGTGGAAGAGTCGGCTGTGAATGTCGGCTATTTTCATGGCATTATGCAGGCACTGCCAGACTATGCTCTAATGGATGCGATTCGCACAATCGCTCTGGATGGTTGGCTGACTGTTAATACAGAAGATAGTACCTTACAAAATATACTGGTTACAGAATCTATCAAGAATTTGAATTACCAGGACTTCAAGGATGTAGCACCTTACCTATTCTCCTACCCACGTGAGCAGCGTGATTTGGATTTGTTGGTGGCTCCAGTGGAAGTATCAAGAGCTTACTTCGAGGAATTAAAGACCAATGCGGAGGAGCTGTTTGCGATTAAGCAGGATGTGGAGCGATTGAATCAATCGATTGATAAGAAAATTGAAGAGCTTGAAACGGACCGTCTGCCAAATGGCGACCTGGTGATTGGCTTGGATATGCAGCGGGAAGAAGTCTTGTTGCTGAGAGCACCAGACACGGCCCACATTGATGATTGGGAAGTCATAACAGAAGGTTTGATTACAGACTATCGTAGTACACAATCATCTGAAACACAGACCCTAAACTACTTGGTAGGGCTAGACAATCAAGAATTTAAGACCCTTATCCGAAGCGACGTGCTGAATCGAGATGCTATTGACGGTTTTGTCCAGGTGGATAAGGATGTGATTACAGAAGTAGCTCCAGCGACTATTCCTGACTTCCGAACACACAGACAATTCTATCAGTACGCTAAGCAGTTCGCCTCCTTCAGGGAAGAGTATGGCAGTAGCTATGCGGGATATGTTGATCTGATCTACGAACGTGACTATCCAACGAATTTTGGCCTGGACTTTTATAGCCAGTCCATTCTCCAAAGTCGTATTGATGATTTCAACAACCTACTCTCCCAGGAGGGCAAGGAGTTGGTCCTCCATACTGCAATAGGCTACTCGCAGGGAGAAAGCTATGGCTTGGCCTATATTCGCGAGAAGGACAAGGAAACACTCCCCCAGGTAGTTGATTATTTGGAACATACCGTAGGAGCCTATTATCGTGGTAGCCTGTCTGAATTAGCAGTCATCAAGTTTGAGAATATTGACATAGAAAAAGGCTTTAATGGGCAGCAAGAGGCAGTCTATCGTATTGATGCAGACGAGCTATATCAGGATAAACTAAAGCGGACCCAAGCCCGTTATCCAGAGTTGCAGCGGTTTGTCTCCCCTGAAGTTGCCCAGAAGCAACAAGAACTAGACAAGGAAGCAACCAAGGAAAGCCCAGGGCGGATGATGTAAGGAGGAGACTATGGCTAAGTTTACAAAAGAAGATGCCAAAGCTATGTCTATACTTGATGTAGCTCAATCTCTAGGCATGGAATTGAAACAAAGGAGCACTCAACAATGGTACTGGGTGGAGCATGATTCTTTTGTTATTGACACAAGAAAAAATATATTTTTCTGGAATGCAAAAGGCTTGGGTGGTGATGCAATCAAGCTGGTTGAGACTATCAAAGAGGTTGATTACAAACAAGCTATGCATTATCTCCGTACAGGTGAATTTCCGAAAGCAGAAATGACCCAGTCAGTCAAAGAGCCGTTTCGCTATGTCTTAGGGCATTTTGAGCAACCCTTCATAGAAGCACGTGATTATCTGAAGGAAGTCAGAGGGCTATCTGATGACACAATCAATTTCTTTGAACAAGCAGGAGTTTTGGCACAAGCTAACAAAAAGGCTGTAGATGACTATCTGGAGCCTGTTATTGTGTTTAAGAGCCTAGACAAACAAAGAAAGGTCATAGGGGCAAGTCTCCAAGGGATAGTGGCGAATAAAGAGCGATACGAAGGGAAAGGTTACCTTAAACAGATAGCCAATAACTCAGACGGTTTAAGTGGCATGAGAGTTGATATTGGTACGCCTAAACGGCTTGTTTTGGCGGAGGCCCCTATTGATCTTATGAGCTATTACGAGGCAAATAAGGACAATCTGAGTGATGTGAGGCTGGTTGCTATGGACGGGTTGAAAGCAGGTACGGTTTCACGTTATACCATGGAACTCCTAGCCGAACTTCAAGGTAAGACTGACTACAAACCAGACTTGAACAAAGTGGGAGAAGCTCTGGAGAAATTGGCTAAGGTCACTACTTTCTTTCAGGATGGAAAGAATAGCGACCTAATCACTCTGGCCGTCGATAACGATAAGGCAGGTCGTGACTTTATTGAGCGGTTGCAAGAAAAAGGTATCCCAGTGCAGACAGATATACCACCTCTTCCAGAAGGAGCTACCAAAATGGATTGGAATGACTATTTGAAAGGCCGAAAAGCAGATATGGTATTAGAGGATAACATCTCACGTGACAATAGTCGCTTGGCTCAAGCAGAAAGAAAGCTAGAGCGGTTGAATGGTGAATTAGTCGAGAAAGCAGATAGAGTATATGCTCATACAAGACAAGCCAATGGGCAGCCTATGAATGATAAGCGTGGTGGAGCATCCTTTTTCCGTAAGCAAGACCAACTAGAGGGAGCAGTATTTACCAAACTTGATGAGATTAAGAAACAAGAAGAGCGAGTTGAGAAACTACGTTACCAACAGGACTTAAAAGAACGAGGATTCAATAAACAAGGCAGTGGTTTGGTAATGAGTGTTGATAATATACCTCGTATTAAAGATGCTATTGAAGCGTTTGAGAAGGGGGAGCCTGGTTTCACGAGGGCTACCATCAACCGTTATCGTAAAGAACTTGTCAAGCTAGAAGCAATGAAGGAGCGACTAGAGGCTACAAGGATAAGTCCAGGAGCTCAGCATCTAATTGATGAGGGGCTAGTTACTCAATGGCAAAAGCAACCGACTCTATATTTTGTCAAAGGATTGCGTAAGGTAGCACTGGAGTTGACAGAGAATGGGGAGTTTCAGACAACCCAAAAGTATCTTGCTAGAGACACAGCTGCAGTTGCAAGAGTTAATGAACTCCTGGAACAACAAACTACTATAAACAATGAAAAGGAGCAAAGCATGGAATTAGAACATGAACCTAGGTTTGAGCTGGAGTTCTCAGAATTGGGAAGACTTGAGCAGCCACTCACTAACTTTGATGAATTGCAAACGTGGATGTTGCAGCAATTCAACTCAGTTTTTGTTGGAGAAGGCTATTTCAAGACCTATTTACAGGTCTATTCATTGGACAAGCAAGGGCAGGAGGTCGCTTCGCAAATCCGCTTTGATGTAGGCCACGGCCAAAGTGATTTCAACCCGAGACGAGAGCATATTCGTGATTATCTGGTTGAACATGGGTATATTCAAATTGACAATTCTTCTTTGAGTATGGCTGAAATTGAAAAAGATCAACCAACTTCTCCGCTTATTCAAGAATTACTTGGACAAGTGGAGGAGATGGGGCAGACTGCTTATTTCTGGGTCACTGAAGAGGATCTGGGGCAATCTAAAGAAATAGTTGCTCAGCTTGATAATTGGTTTTCGTCGGGGAAAGTGGATTCGACTTACAAGAGCGACATATTTGAGCTAGTTGCAGGTGATTATACCTATATGATTGAGTTTAAGGATGGGAGTGTCTCTCTTCAGAATATGGAGGACTATACTCAGTACATCTCCAATCGGATTGAAGAATTTGGGATGGATACGGTAATTCTAGAATTGGAGTCCGTTATACAAGACTTTAACCAGATGAAAGCTTCAATAACTGAAGGGATGAATAAAGAGTTAGAAGCCATAGTAATTAAACAAAGTAAGTCTGAGGAATTATCTCAAAATAAAGAAGAGAAACTTCATGGCTCAAAACATAGCACTATGGCTTCGAATGAGTTAACTCAAGAAAGTGGTGAGTTTCAGACTACTTTGAGCACCGATGATATATCAAAGAATATTCCATTACCTACCTTAGAACAGCTATATTCGTCAGAAATACTATCTGATAAACCGTTGGTAGTTGAGTACTTAAAGGAATGGTCGGCTAATACAATGGAGGTAAATCAAATTATAGAATTCTTATCGCAACTGGATTCAGATAGGAGTGACTGGCTTACTTCTGTACAATATCGATTGAGTGAAATCCGACGTGAACAAGAGTTGCAGTATTATGAACAGGAAAAGATGAAATACGGAGAAGGGTTGGCAGAGCTTTATCATTCAAGCGAGTTCGATGGTAAGCCAATAATTGTAGATTGGCTAAAAGGACAGGATGCAACGGAAAGAGAAGTGAGAGGGATATTGCAACATATCCAAGAATTGACTGTAGATGGATGGTTAGATCCTGAGTGGCAGTCAATTCTTCAAGATCAATTAGATACTTTAAGAGCTACTTATCAGATCCGCTATAATTGGGTGGAAAATTCGGGAGATTACCCAGACCCGTTAGGAGAATACTCTGAAGGAGAAATCGTTCCCTATACTGAATTTATTTCTGTACTTTATCGAAGGAATGAATATCAATCGGGTAGGGTTAATGAGGAAGTCAGTTTTGACATCATTTCACCTGATGGAGAAGTAATAGTTTCAGACTTTAGATACTATCCTGGAGTCGAGCAGGGCACAATAGCAGAGAAACTAGGGGACCTACCTCATGCTTCATTGCTTGCAAATATTGAGGATGCGAATAGAGAGCCCTACAAGCTTCTTGCAGCTATTGATAAGCATTTGGAAATTCCAAGTCACTTCTCTCTACCAGAGGCAGCTATTGATGCGATAAGTACACAGTACGGTGAGAACAGCCCAGTCCTTTCTGAAGCAGAAGAGAAGATGCTAAATTGGCTTGAACAACGCTATCCGCCAACTTCTGAATATTTCCTTGAATTACATCGAGGGTTTGGTGTTGCAGGTTTGAAGTCAACACTTAATCACGAAACCTGGGAGCAGTATATAGCTGACTCACCACTTCCTGAAGCAGAACTCACAAAGGAGATCGAGCAACGTACAGAGCGACTCATACAGGTGCGGAACGAGATAAAAGAACGCCTCCAGTCAGTATTTATCCCAGCGTTACTCCAGGAGATACAAAAAGCCCCTGAGCAAGCCCAGGAGCATTTGATAGATAGGACCAGTATTGGCACGGATTCTTTACAGCTCGAAGCTGAAGGCAGTGTCAAACCTGTATCAAATGATACCTTTGAGCAAACTGTTACCAGTCACCCGACATCATCCTATCCTTTACTCCATTTTAGCACAAATTTTTCAGAAATTCAAAGAAGAATAGGGAATTACCATCCTATTACTGAAGCAGATATTAAACGACTGAATCAGTATGCTCCCTCCATTCAGAATACTGCTCAATGGTATTCGAATGAATTGGCAGGCAGTTTTGTCTACTTTGTTTATGCGAGCCAAGGGCAACAAGAAGTATTATCGGTGAATTTTCGCAAAGAGAATTTCGTCCATCTGACGGGTATTCGTCCATTTGAGGAGGGAAAAGGAGCCGCGGACTTCTTAGATGATTTTGTAAGTGGCAGAGGGCACTATGATTCAATACTTGTGAGTAATTCGCTCAAACATAAGCTCCAGGCTTTGCCAATGCTATCCGATATTTTAGATCCTAAATCATTTATTCTTGATAATCTGACTAGCGTTGAAAAGTTACATAAGCTAGACATGAGTGAGGCTCTAAAATCTAAAGATGAAGACTTTCTTTTACTCTTTAAGGATGCTGGGGAAGAGAGGATACCAGCATCGCTTATGAAGATAAAGGGTGGCTTGAAAACCAAAGTCGCAGCTGTAGATGAGAAAGTTATACTCGGCATTTATCGTGAGCGTTCTGGGATAATTGATCAACTTTCAATCAACAAAGAATATGTTAAGGACGGAGGAAAAGAGTTCCTATCAATCCTTGAAAATCGTCAACTTGAGCCGATTAAGGAAATAGTCAAAGAGGAAAACTTGGAAGAAAAAAACGTAGATGCCTCAACCGGTATTCAGACCACTCCAACAACAGATGTAGCCCTTCAGTCACTTCTTGATTCCAATGACAGCCAAGCACTTTTCAATCATTTGAAAGAGGGGATGAAGGAATATGTTAACTCCGACAAGTACAAGCAATTCCTGCAAGCTATAAGTAAATTCCATGACTATTCTATCTACAATGTCCATATGATGCTTAGTCAAAAACCAGATATTAGCCTTGTAGCTTCCTATCGAAAATGGAAGACTGATTTTGATAGACAGGTCCAAAAGGGTGAGAAAGGAATTAAGATTTGGGTGCCAATGATCTTCAAGGAAAAAGACAAAAATGGACAACCAGTCTTAGATGCAAATGGTCAAGAAAAGACCGTAACTCGCTTTAAGCTTGGGACAGTATTTGATGTGTCACAGACAGCTGGAAAGGAGTTGCCAAAACCAGTTTATAACCTGGAGAGTGATGTGCCAGATTATCAAAATATCTATCGTGCTGCTCGTCAGGTCTCACAAGAAAATGGTGTAAAAATTTCCTTCCATCCGATTGATTCTGGAGCTAATGGCTACTATCACATTGAGAATAATGAGATAGTCATTGCGGATAAAAAAATGTCTGAAGCACAAATTCTCAAGACCCTCTTTCATGAAATGGCTCACTCGGAATTGCATCATCATAACGACGGTTATAGTCGAAGTGAGCGAGAGCTTCAAGCGGAAAGTATCGCCTATGTTGTAGCCAACCATTTTGGTATCGACACCAGCGAATATTCGTTCGCTTACTTGCACAATTGGTCGCTTGATAAACAAGGGTATGAAGACCTAGAAAATCAACTGAAGGTGGTCCAAGTCGAATCAAAAAGTCTTATCAATCGGATTGATGCATCACTTGAATTAGTCAAAAATAAAACACTGACTACCAATAAACTGCAATCCAAAATTGCTCAAGCAAAACAAAAACAGGAACAAGAAAAACAATTGAAGTCTAGTGAGGTCAAACAGGAAAAGTCAAAAAAGCAACAACAGACACCCAAGGAATTGTAGACAAACTTTTTACTCGTAGACCGAAAGGAGAAGAAATAAATGATAGAGAAGATTAGTCAAGAAACAGTCAATGCCTTGACGGATATTTTTTGGATGAACCTTGAAACAGGTCAACCAATTATCCGTCGTGAAAATCAGGAATTGACTCGAAAATATTGCCTCGCAAGATTGCGAGCAGAGGGTGAACAAGTCAAGAAAATTGAAGTAGAAATGGCTCATGATTATCATGAAGCTTACATGGAAATTGAAGAGATGACAGATGCAGAATTTGAAGTTTTGCGACTGGAAATTCTCTCACTAGAACTCCCCTCGTGAGAAAAAACTCTCTCGAAGAGAGGGGAAAAAATGTGCCGACATTTTTTACTGGGGGATTGGGGAACTCCCCAAAATCTTAAAAAGAAGTCGGAGGTTGGCCTGTACAGGTTGACCTTGACTGACTTTTTAATTTTTAGCAGTTGTAGCCACAAATGCTACGCTTGCCAGAAGGAAAGGTAGGGTGGAGCCCTATGTGAAAATGTAAGAATGCTAGGAGGAAAATTCATGGAACAAGAAGCGAAACGAAGCAGACCAATAATGAAACGATTTTTTGTGGATGAGCAAGAGGAACGCTTTATAAAACAGAAAATGGATGAAGTTGGGATTGTAAACTTTTCTCAGTTTGCACGTGAGATGTTGATATTTGGAGAAGTGAAAAAGATTGACTTTGACAAACTCAAGCAACTGCGATTAGAGATGAATCGAATTGGGGTCAATGTCAATCAGATTGCGAAGCGAGTGAATGAAAATGGCGAAGCAGATAGTGAAGAAGTAATAGAATGCTTGGCCCTTTTGAACGAGTTGAAAGAGCTGACAAATACGTTGATAAAAAGTCAGTTAAAGGAGGGGACATAAGAGGATGGTTGTCACTAAAGTTATTCAGATAAAATCCAGTCAGTCACTTGGTCGCAGCGTAAAATATATCAAAGACGAAGCGAAGACCATTGAAGAAAGTAAGGTCCAAGATGTAGCCCGTGCTATGAATTATATCCAGAATGAAACCAAAACTATTCTGGAATCAGTTGGAGAGTTACGAGATTTTCCGTTGGTAACGGTCAATGGGCGGCAGGAATTGCAGCTGGTATCTAGTTACGGTGTGACGGATGTAGTATCAGCAGCAGATGAATTTGAATTGACAAGGATGAATGCCGAAACTCGATTTGGTAAACGTGGCAATGGTGGAGATGTTCTCGCACATCATATTATCCAGTCCTTCAGTCCAGAGGATGATTTAACTCCGCAGGAGATCCATGAAATTGGGCGTAAGACTGTTTTGGAATTGACAGGCGGACAACATGAGTTTGTCATTGCAACTCATATTGACAAGAATCATATACACAACCATATTATTTTCAACAATACCAACTCGGTCACTTTGAAAAAATTCCGATGGCAAAAAGGAACGAAGCGAAGCCTGCAGCATATTTCAGACAAACACGCAGGGATCGCTGGAGCCAAAATCATAGATGAGAAAATGAAAAATAGCCGTCGTGAGTATATCGCCTATCGCAAGAAAAATGTCTTTCGTTACGAGATTAAAGAGCGACTGGATTTTCTTATCAAACACTCTAACACGCTTGAAGATTTTAAGCTAAAAGCAATGGAGCTTGACTTGATGTTGGATGCTTCAGGAAAGGAAGTGCGGTATCAGTTACTGGACAAAGACCAGCAACGTGCCGTCCGTGATCGTACTCTATCAAAGCGTGGGAATTACTCTTTGGAAGGAATTGCTCAATCACTCAAAGGCAACCAACCGACTTACAGCATAGATGAAATCAAAACGGCTTATCAGGAATACAAGAAAAGCCAGGAAGATGATTTTGAAATGAGAATCCAGGTCCATGATTGGCAAGTCATGGAAGAAACATCCAAGGGGATTTATCTGGAGTTGGAACACGGTCTTTCCAATAAAGGTACCGTCCTCATTCCGTCACGATATGTCGATAAGCTGGACAATGGGGATTATGAAATCTTTATCCGAAAGCATGACTGGTTTTACTTTACAAATTCCAACGATGCGACCAAGAACAAGGCTATGCGGGGGGAGATAATTGCCAAGCAACTGTCTTATGATAACGGAGAAATCGTCGTCAATAAGAATCCCTGCATCAGCAGAATTGACCAGCTGGTCAGAGAGTTTAACTTTTTGTCTGCTCATGGAGTCACAGACGGTACGCAGTTTGAAAACCTAGCCAACTCATTTCGTGAACAAGTCCAAGCTACTCAAGTAGAGCTAGACAAGTTAGATACACGGTTGGCAGATTTGAACAAGCTTCAGGGGGCATTGCTTGCCCTGGAAGAAGGTCAGCTGCACTACCACGAACTAGCACATAAAATTCTAAAAGATTTGAAGCTAGATCCGACTACGAAGAAGTCAGAGATTGATAAGCTGGTCAAAGAAGTGACAATCGAACGTGCAGGCTTGCGTGAACGTTTTGACTCAATCGTATCTAACAGTCAGCAACTTGGGAAGATACAGGATAATATTAAAATACGTGAAAGTAACCCAAAAAAGATATTATAAAAATAACAAAAAAATAATATATTTCTTTACAGTGTGACGAAATAATGTTATAATTATATTATGATAAAAATAAATTGTTGTTATGTTTTGTATAACAAAGGAGGATGTAATGAGAATTATTAGTTTTTCAGCGATAAAGGGCGGTGTTGGAAAGACAACCTTGGCATTTAATTACGGGGAATGGCTAGCAAGACAGGGGAAAAATATCCTATTTATTGACTTGGATCACCAATGTAACCTAACTCAGACTTACAATATATTTGAAACACGTGGGACGGTGGCTGATATTTTCAGAAGAACAGGTGCTGCCCAGATTATCAACGTGAAACCAGGCATCAGTATTATTCCAGGCTATATGCAATTGGATGTGGTTGAACGGGACTTGGAAAACAAGGCCAATAAGGATATGTTGCTGTATATGTGGTTCAGTGATAACTACACAACCTTGTCGCTGAACACGTTTGATTATGTCATTATTGATTGTCACCCTGACTTTGCAACGGCTACAAGGAATGCGGTGGCTGTCAGTCACTCCATTATCAGTCCATTAACTCCAAGTGAGCACGGCTACAATGCGAAGTTCAACATTGAGGAACGTTTAGAAGCATTCCGTGATGAAGTGTTTGACTATACAACCAGAGAGAGCTACATCACAACCAAACTCTATTTCGTGGCCAATATGATAGCACATAATAAAAACTCATCTAGGGATTTACTTGAGAAACTAGAGGGAGATAGTCGCTGGATTGCTAGTGTTCCCAACAAGGAACTCTTCAATAAGTCAACACTGGAGAAGAGACCTATCTCAGACATGAAACAAGTTCCAGATATTTTCCAAGCACACAAGAAATTTTTTGAAGATATTGAAATGACATTCCAAAATATTTCTGATATAATATAATCATGTTAAGATGATAACAAAAACATAACAATATTAAATCAAGGGAGAATATCATGGCATTTGATGAAGGAAATCGAGAAAATATCTACAAGGCTTTGGACTTTGGCAATCAACGAGGGGCTTTTCCAGATGTACAATTACCTACACGTACGGAACACGAAAAAGTTTCATTGAATGCCTCGATTGATAGAGAAAATAAAGAGAAACTGATACGTATGGCTGAACGTCAAGGGTATGGGAAATCAACATCTGCATTTCTAAATGATTGGATCGCAAGCGTTAAAGAATAAATTATAGGTATGTTTATAATATATTTAAAACATATTTTAAATATATTATAAAAGGCTATGTCCTAGGAATCTACGAAGGCTTCCTAGGGCTTTTTCTTTTTTTAAAAAACGAATAAAATAGTATGATGAATACTTTTGTGATTGATGAACGAGAATTAGTAGCAGAATTTCGAGTGAATACCCAGGAGCAATTCCTGAAATATATTGAGCAGTACGAAGCTTATATAGCACCAATCATGAGGGCTAACGGCTATCGGCGGATTAACCAAACAGAACGAACCGTCCTGTTTACGTTTGGTGAAATTACTTTTTCCAGAAGCCGTTGGACCAATGGCATACGCACAAGAGTACCAATCGACGAAAAATTAGGGCTTAGAAAGCATACCCGATTTTCCAAAGAGTTGCTTTATTATGTTTCAAAGTTGTCAACTATGTTATCCTATCGACAAGTAGGAATAGTGATTGAAACCTGCCTTGGATTCCACGTGACTAAAGACACTGTACTTAAGGCTATCAAGGAAGCAGGAGAATTGCTCAAACAAAGAGGAGAACGTCATATAAATAAGCCAAGTAACGAACTTCAAAAGATAAAGAGTAAGTTCATCTATGTTGAGGGGGACGGGGTTATGGTTAAATGCACAGAAAAGGCAGACGAGCGTAGGAATCGGGAATTATCCCATTTTGTAGTCCATACAGGTCGAAAGCAGATTAGTCCCAACAGGTATATGCTCGAAAATAAAAAAGAGATTGTCCATATCAATTACAATCAAGCTAAGGATGACTTGTTGGACTATCTCTATAATCATTTTGAAATAACACCAGAAACTATTCTAATTACAAACTCGGATAATGGTAAAGGCTATACAAGACGCATCTTCCTTGAGATAGCCAAGGCTCTTGGAATAAAAAGGCATGAACACTTTTGGGATGCTTACCATGTGGACGAGAAAATTAGGACTATTCTTAAAAATTATCCTGAAGAATTGACGGATAGGCTACTGGCTGCCAAATACTCTCATAACAAGTCAGATGCAGAAGTTGTATTTGATACGTGTGAAGCTATGGCTGAGAATGAGGAGGAAGTGGCTAAACTTCTGCATTTTAAGTATAAGTTTTTGAAGAGATTTAGTCAGACTAAGTCTGCTGCATTAAGAGGACTACCAACACATTCTTTAGGTATTATGGAATCACAGCATAGGAAACTAACCTACCGGATGAAGAAGAGGGGGATGTACTGGTCAGAAAACGGAGCTTGTACTATGGCTCGAATGATACTACTAGATCGACTAGAGGATTTACGTGACTTATTTTTTGGAGAGTGGCAGAACTATAGTTACGGTAGAGGTATGTCGGGTGGAGAGGTAAAAAAAATACTGCCTAATGAAACAGATCATAGTTTATTAAAAATTTTTAAGCAACCGAAAAAAGGTCAACTACGAGGGTTTATGAAGTTAAACCGAACACGCTAAAAGTAGAGCATTTTTAGTGTTTTTTGGCATATTCTCGATTGCATTATCATTAATAATGTGCTATAATGATTGTATCAAAAATCAAAAAAAGGTGTAGGAACGGGAATTCCTACACCACCGATTAAGACAAGTGGGCCTTGCTTAATCAGCCATAGCTTATTGTAGCATAAAGAAAACAATATCGTCAAGGCTGATACAAGGAAAAAACACTTGTATCGGCTTTTTTTGAAAAAATCGGTAGTGAGAAATCTCTGTCAACGCTTGTATTATAAGAGGTATTGGCAAATCTCAAAAATTTAGACACATACTTAGAATCACGCCAAACGCATGAAGAAAAAATCGTTTTCAGAAAACGAAAATCATAACCAAACATCAATCAAAGTAGTAC